ACTGAAAGGTGTTATGAACTTCTTGCACTTCTAAATGGTAACGGCAAGTGTCATATTCCAGCATACGATGAGTATGTTAAGAAAAAAGAAAATCTTGTATGCGATAAAGATGATAAATCTCCTGAGTGCCAAAAATCTTGGAATGATTTTTGGGAAGAGAATTATTATCCAGAAGAAGTAAAGGATGCTTGTATGCCACCTTGGGGACATAGTGATATTGAGTATAATCTTGCTAATCCAACACTAACTAAAGATCGCATCAGCAACTTTCCAGGAGAACAATACTCTGAAGAAGAACTGAATGCTATGTGCGATAAGGCAGCATCAGATCAACTTCCACCTCAACAAGAATATCTTGGATGGAAAAATGTAAGTAGTAATGAGTTTGATAAAATGTTTCCAAAAAAAGATAAAGTAGTAAAGTGGCAACTTCCCATTGAAGTTGACGGTGCAAGTGGTGAGTATTATATTCAGTTTCCTGATGATTTAATGGAAGCAGCAAACATAAAAGAAAATGACATGGTGGAATGGGTAGATCGAGGTGATGGATCTTATCTACTTAAAAAGGTAAATGGTTAATCTCATAAATGCCTGTTTGAATGGATTGATATACAGTACTGGAAATGTATGTGTTGTTGACTATCCAAATCCATCTGTGGTAAAATACTATGAACCTGGTAAGTCCTGTTATGTCAACGGGACTTTTTATACTAAATGTGAGGATAGATTAAATGGCACTAAGTAAAGCTACATTAGACCATCTTCTAGAAGCAGAAAGTCATCTTCGTGCCGCGATTAGAAATGCCGCTTCTTCGGAAAAACCATTAGTTGTAAAACAACTATCACAACTTCTTCTTGACATGGAACAATGTAAGAAGTTTGAAGAGATTATGGATATGCTAGAAAACCGTAAACCGGGCAGTCGTGGTAATTTTGGATCATTCTTTGGTGATGATAATTAAGAACTGTAAAGCAATCCCGAAGAAATTATTAAATGTCTAGATAATTCGTATTGATATGCTAACATATCTGAGTATTCGGGAGCAAAACTATGACTTATTCGGCAAGAAAAACAAACACTCTTACTGATGCAGAGTTTGCTGAAATGATAGCACTTAAGAATGCAATTAATGATAATCCTGCATCTGTACACCCAGAGAAACAAGAAGAATTTACTGCATATTTGGTAAGAAGTTTAAGAGAAAGAGGTGGTTGATAAATACCAAAAGAGTGTTTAATGTATCCAAATGCTAGATGAGGGAAGAAAGAGAGATGCTGCCGCAAATGCTGTTCTAGCATTATCATTTGCCGCAAATGCAGCACAATCACCACAATCATTAATTAGTTCTGGAAAGGATTCTGCTCCAGGATTTGCAAATATGCAAAGATTGATGGACCCTCGTAAAAAAAGAAAGGATTTAGATTTACAAAGAGTTTCTCATTCAGCAAGAAATAGTAAATTAAAAACTTTTAAAGAATTTGTAGAAGAAGCATATTTGATTGAAGAAAGACAACAACATTTTTCAAGTAAGGAAGAATTAATAAAACATTATGGGGGTTCTATGCCGTCACACTTATACCCCAAGAATAGAGGAAGTAAAGTAAATCCAAAATGGGGTATTGGTAGTAGAGAAGAAAGAGAAAAGACTCAAGCAAGAAGAAAAGAAAATATTAAAACATCCACAGGAAGTTTGACAAGAAAACAAAAATCTAAAGTAGAACGCAAACGCACTCTTGCAGCACAAAGAGGAAAAGAACTTCATCACGGAACTGAAGTTTCTACTTCAGCAAAACAGATGAGAAATATGTCTCCTGGAGAAAGATTGAGATTTAAAAGTAAAGAAGCAAAAAAGAATAGGTATCACGGAAATGACCCAAAAAATTTAGTTCTTGCTAATAAGGGGTCTGTTGATACTTTTAAACCAGAACAACCTGGATTTCATCACGGCAAGTATCATGCATTTGAAAGAAAAAATAGAGCAAAATTAAAAGACACGGAACATATTCTCTCACCATCTCGTGCTTTTACAACATTAGTAAATAAAGAGAGAAGAAAAATTAGAAAATCCAAAGAGTTGCAAGCAAGAATGTCTGCTGCCGCAGATAGGCAAGGGATTAAATAAATAAAAGAAAACCATAAGTATATGAAGACCTTCAAAGAGTTTCTAGAAGAAGCAACCCTTTTTGAAATGCGTAAAGAGGATAAAGTTGCTGGAAAGAAAAAGACTCCACTTCACACAATCATTAAGTCTGCAAGAGTTGAAAGACAACCAGAAGGCAGTGGCACTAAGTGGAAGGTTCAAAAGTCTGAAAGAAAGACAGTTTCCCAGGGTGCTTCAATGGGAAGATATAAGCAGGGGATGCTTGATAAAGAAACCAATCCTTTTGGTTCAAGACATGAAGTTGCTGGAACATATAAGAGACATCCACATGGTGGTGGTGGATATGGAGCAGCAGCACCTGGTGTTAAGAGAGGGGTGAAGAGAACTGCTACTATTCAACAAAGAAGAGAAAGACCTTTTAATGCAGGACCAACACCAGCAGAGAAAGTCGCATTAAAGAAAGCAAGAAGAGCACGTTCAACGGGTGGTGGTTATTGATGAAAACCTATCAAGAGTTTATTTCAGAAGCAAAGAAGTGTTGGCCTGGATATAAGAAGAAAGGCACACAGAAACTCTTTGGAAAGACTTATAATCGTTGTGTGAAAGAAGAGATTGAAGAACTTGAAGAAAGTTCAACTGGTGAAAGAAGTGGTAGAAGAACCAGAGGCAAGGTGACCCTTGCTCGTGGTCGTGGTGCTGATATGAGTAAGAGTGAAAGAACCACTGCTGCTGTTGCAAAGAAAGCAGGACTCAAGGGAACTGGTAAGTATTCCACCAAAGATTTGAGGTCTAAAGCAAAAGACTATACAACTTATGATAGTGAGGATACAGAAGATGATATTGGTAGCACCGAGCAGGATCATTATATCCGCACCCATTCGTCAGCAAGAAAAGCAGCAAAAGGTGAACAACTAATCAAGAAATACAAACCAGCAGGAAGAACTGCAACTGGAATGACTAAACTCAAAACTGCACCTTCAAGTGAAAGTGTAAGAAGAGTGAAAGACTTGAAAAAGCAAATGACAAAGACAGGTGCAAAGAAAACTGGAAGAGTCCATACTGTAGATATTATGCACCGAGATAGTGATGTTGGTAAAGGTGATAAACATCAACAAATGGAAAGAGGAAGGAACTTCATTGCTGCCGTGAAGGATACTCCTAAACAATTAAAAAAGGCAGGAGCAAAGAGTGGTGAAGCAGTAGTGGGAAAACCAACTGCTGTAATGTCTGGTGAAGATAAGAAGACTGGTGAAGCAAAGAGAGCAAAACTTTATAAGAAAGCATTTGGTAAAAGAAGTAGTGAAAAGTCTCCAAAAACTGGATTGATGGTTGGTAAAGCAGACTGAGACAATTCTTGAACTGTCCCAAGACCCCCGCAAGGGGTCCTTTTTTGTGCTATACTACTTGAAACACAAAACTCCTATGGAACTTACAGTTGTAGCAATCAAACGTGAAGATGGTTTGTATCATTTTGATCATCCTCATAATGATACAATTGAAGAACTCTTGATGAATGGAACTGAAGAAGCAATTGATGAGCATTGCTATTTCAAAACTGGAAAGTATCCGATTGAGGGTGATGAAGTTGAGATTTCTCTTTTTCTGGAAGAACCTAATGATTATGATACTCTTCTGGTAAAAGAAGTATCTGATGAAGAAGGAACAACTTATACTGATACTACTATGTGTGTTCCTGTTTGGCTTTGTAACTGGCTTCAAGGATATTTTCAATATATTCCAGAGGAAATCTATATTAAAGTTAGACCAATCAATAAAGGATTGGAGTCTTTTGTTGCTGCAACTGGTATGCAAGGGTTTATTAAATAAAAACTCTATGTGCCACCTCCCAAACTGTCCACCAGACCCTTCACGGGGTCTTTTTTTGTGCTATGATGACGGAGTAATCAAAAAGAGTTGTGATGACTAAACTTCTTGAGTTTGCTGATTCCAGTGCAATCTCCAAGATTTCTTTGAACAATGCGAATAATGAGGTTGGAATTTCTTTCACATCTAAACCAGACAACTTTTATCTTTTTGAGTGTGGTGATGTAAGTGAGTTTGAGATTAAAGTGAATGAAGTGGTGAGTACAAAAGAAAGTCTTGGAAAGTTTATTGCATCTTCCCGCAAAGATGGAACTTTGGTTGCAGTTTGATGGAGGGTTTTATTATAGGTAAAGGTGAATATGCTGCTGTGCCTTATGGAAAACAGTTGATGATAATTCACAATGGTCAGCAACTTAAAGTTTGTCGAACTGAAAACTCAGCAAGAAAGTTTATTGCTGATCATAAAAAGGGAAAGAGTTTAGCAGAACTCCCCTTGGACAGTTGAGGAACTGGCACACAGGTCTCCCAAACCGAGACCTGATGCCCTATACTACTTAAGTAATCAAACAAATTAAATGTCAACCCGCTCTCGCCTGGGTCTTGAACTTGCTGATGGTTCTATTCTCTCTGTCTATCACCACTGGGATGGTTATCCTGAATGGTTGGGTCGCATCCTGAAGACTCACTATAACACCAAAGAGAAAGTAGAAGAACTGATTGATGGTGGTGATATGAGTTCTTGCTGGACAAATATGCGATGGACTAAAGAAGGTGCTGAAGAAGTTGAAGAGTATGGTGCGGAGTATTACTCTGGTCGTGGTGAAGATTGCCCTCCTCGACTTGATGCTAGTCTTCAAGAATATCTGTGTGATGGTGAAGAGTATGCTTACATTTTCAATCGTATGAATGAGTGGATTTGTTACAGCATTTCTCTTTCTTCCAAAACTGCTAAACTTGTTGAAATTCCTTCTGGAGCACTCCACGTTTAAGTTATGAAAACTTCTACTGCTCTTGGTGTTGTATTAGGTGTTCTTACTATGATCGGTTGGAACATCTTTCTAGTCCAACGTGATGAGAGGATGTTTGATGCTTATTATCGCTCAAAAGCAATCGAGAACCTTAAGCATCCACCCAGTAATCAAATAAAATGAGTATCACTGTTGCCATAGTAACTTACTCAACACTTGTAGCATTAGTATCATCTATTATGACATATTATTATAAGGTAAAGTATCCTCAGGAGGAATCAAAACTTAGGGAGAGGTCTAAGACATAAATAACTAAAAAGTATTTGTAAAATGGACACACAAGACTTTCGCAATCTTCAAGAAGCATATCAAGAGATGTATTCTGTTGATGAAGGACTAGGTTCTGCTATTAAAAGAGTATTTGGCAGAAAAAGTAAAGAAGCAGAGGCACCTAAACCAATGAGTAGAGGTGAAGTTCTACGTCAAAGATATAATGTTGGACCAGAAAAGTCCGACACTTCTGCAAAGAGACAAATTCTCAATCGTAGTCGTGCAAGAGCAGAAAGAGACGAAGATAAGTATGGCGGTTCCATATACACTAAAAAAGTTGCAGATAAATCAAGAGAAGCACACAACCGTTATTTGAGGGCCGGTTATAGTAAGTATGGTGCTACACATACTGCAGGGAGTGCTCCCGAACAAGGTAAAGGAAATAAAGCAAGAAAAAGAGCAGCAGCACTTAAAAAAGAAGAATTTGATTTTATTCTTTATCATCTTGTAAATGAAGGATATACAAATAACCTTGAGGGTGCTAAAGTCATTGTATCAAATATGAGTGAAGAGTGGATTGTAAGTATTCTTGAAGGTTGAGGGCACTTTCCAAACTGGCACACAGACTCCTCACGGGGTCTTTTTTTTATGCTATATTAACGAAGTAAAGTCAATAACCAAATGAAGTACATCGTTGACCTGTATGTTGGTGGTAAAGTCTTCAAGGAAGAAGTTCAAGCAAACAATCCTAAAGATGCCCGTGAGACTGCTCTGGCAAGGAATCCAACTGCAAAAGTAGTTGGTGTTAATGCATCATTCAAATGACGATACTCACGTTTCTAGGAACTTGGTTTTTGATTTCATTGATAGTTGGTCCTATTGTAGGGACCATAATTAAGAAAACCAATCCACTTGACGAAGACACAACTAACGATTAAACTAAAGGAGTAATTTACACAAACAAATGGCACAAAAGTTTCTCTATATCGTCAATCACTACGTTCCTTACCCCGACTCAAATGGAGGACTCTGGAATGTAGTTGCAGAAGACGATAATGAATGTTTTGATTTGATTGTTGCAGAGGATGCAAATAACTTCTATGAAAGTTATTACAATCAACTCAAAGAAAACGTTCTAAATGGAATCGTGTATGAACTTGCAGGTGAAGTAGAATCTTGTATTGTTGAATCTTTCCTAGACTGATGAGTAATCCTGAAATGAATCGTCTTGCTTTTGACTTGAAGCAACAGTATCAAGAACGAATCACACAACTTCAAAATAAGATTACAGACCAACAAAAAGAAATTCTACAACTTCAGGAACAGATTAAATACCTAACGTATCCAAAGGAGTACGATTGTTAAAGTTATGGTATTTGCAGAGGGAACAGCAGTCATTTACAAAGGAATGTATGGTGTGGTTGATTTTGTATGCGATGAACACATTGTAATACAACTTCCAGCACAAGCAAATAGAAATTCTCCAAGACTGTTGGTTTTTAGAGAGTATTATAAACAAATTACAATTCCCAAAGCATCAACCAAATGAAGAAACCAAAGAACTTATGGTATATTTGGAGCAAATCTCTTGGTGAGAAAGCATCATCTTGTAATAAGACATCAGATAAAGTTGCAGTAGTAAGAACCTTTATGTTCTTTACTTATTTGATTACTAATATCTTCATATGCGCTGGTGTAATCAAGCACTGGAATGATGAAACAAAAGTATATGTAGAGGTTATATCTGATAATCCTACTCTACCAATGATACAGACAAAGAACAACCGAACAGGAGAGTTTGAATAACTAAATATCTAAAAAGTCAAGGTGCAATGAAAACGTTTCAACAATTCAGCGAAGATGTTGACAGACTTACTCAAAGAAGACAACAACTTCGACAAAGACAGTTGAAACAAATGGCGGCACATAAAGAAAAGGTTGCTGCTTATCAAGAATCTCAAAGAAGAAAAAGGCAAAAAGAAGCAGAAAGAGAGAATTTAAAGAAAGAAATTAAAAGAGAGTTGCAAACAGAACAAACTCCTGTTATGCAACCAAATCTTTATAATCAATTGATTGCAAGGAGACAAGCAACTCAAAAGGGACAGCAAATAAGACACGTTCACGGAGAACTTGGTGCTGAAGCAAGAGCACAACAAGCAGCAAAAAGACAAAGACTCAATAGACTTATGAGTAAGTAGGGACACTTCAGGAACTGGCACAAGACCACTTGTGTTGACCGACCTGATGGGATATAGTACCTTTGTTGATGAGACGACCCCTGATGTCCCGTTTCCTGACTATTCTTTTTGGTGAGAGTGAGCACGGTTTCTGGAATGAACCAACCTATCATTCTACTCAACGTGCCGCAACTAAATGGGGTATGAGTATGTGGAATGTTGGTGAAGTCCTTGGTTATGTGGTTGTGAAGATTGATCACGAGACCTGGGAAGTTGTTGATGAAGAATCCCGAATCCCTGACTATAGTGTTTCTTGGGATGGATTTGGATTTGTGAAGGTCAAACGTGCTCCTCAACTGGTGATGGTATGACGGTTTGAGAACTGGCACAAGGGCACTTGAGATTGCTTGAGTGCCTGCTATACTGTAAAAACACTCAAAAACAAAATGAAGAATCCAGTTTATCTTGATTTCGGTATTTATGAAATTGAGTATGAACCTAAAAACTATCTTAGTGTTCTCGACCGTTTTAATCTGGCAAAATGTGCTCGTCAACGAATGACTGAATATGTTGTAGATGTGATTCGATGGAAGGGTGAGCGACGTTCTTTTTATTCTGCACTACAGTCAATGAATGTTGATGAGGTTTGCTATAATGACTGATTGAAGGTCAGTCGCCAAACTGGCACAAGGGCACTTGCGGACCGCCTGGTGCTCTGCTATACTACATTTGTTCTTGAGATTTCTATGACTCCCGACACTTACACGTTCAGCGGCGATGCTGTCACATTCCTTGGTTTTGTTGGTGTTGCTTCGACGCTTCTTATTGTTGTCACTTCTTTCCGTCGCTTCTTCAATTCTCCTTACAATGTTCGCGTGAATACTAAACTGAATCAAGAAACTACCACGGAAACTGAAAATGCCTGAAACTGATACTGTTAATGTTCTTCCGCATCTTCAAGAACTTCGTGATACTTGGAGACGACAAGATTTTGCATTTACCAAATCACAAAAGGAAGAATATGAAATGCTTCTTCAAGCACGACGTGAGCGTGTAAAGTATTTCTATGCCGAAGGTCTTGTAAGTAAGGGTCGCGCAAAAGCAGAAGACTAAATAAGACTCAAGAGACTGTGCCACCTGAATGAGTGGCACACAGCACTTCCCAAACCACGGATCAGGTGCTATGATATGTTCATCAAGTCAAAGGAGGTTCTAATGTATTGCAATGAACTGATGCTTCACGACGATTATCAATCTTTTGCTGAGAACTATCTTGGTATTGATTATGAAGACTATGTTGAAATGTTGAGTGAAATTGAACTTCCCGATGATGAGTTTGTCCTTGAAAATGGTCTAAGTTTTTAATTATTATGGGAATGTGTTTGCCCTAAAGTTACACATTTGCCGTGGTTCAACTACTCTTAATAAAAGCAGTGGGGCATTTATTAAGAGTAGTTGATTTAGATTCACAACCTCATGGCATTGGGGAATTAGTTTAGTGGTAAAACAGGTGCTTTGCAAGCATCAATCACCAGTTCGACTCTGGTATTCTCCATTGGGAATTAACCTTCCCAAACATTCACTTGAATTCTTTATTATGTCCACCAAACTGATTGCTCTTGCTGCTGAACTCGTTGACACCAACCCTGCTGCTGCTCAACTGATTTCTAGTCTGGATAAAGCAGAGTCTTCTGTTGAGATTGTGGAAGCACTGGATGCTTATGATGCTGCAGTTGCTGTTGTGAATAGTGCTCAACCGACTCTGGAACCTGTTGATTTTTGATTTTTAGTTCTTTATTTGATATATGGTGTGCCACTTCTTTTAGTGGCACACTATTTTTGCGTAGGTGCTATGGACCTGCTATGATTAACGGAGTTCACAAGGAAAAATGACACTAACTTCCCTAACTTTTGAGGAGATTGATGCTCTCCTCTCTTTGATTGAATTTCACGACGATTGGGAGTTTGTGAGTGAGCGTGTTGGTACTGATCTCAATGCTATGTATGAGAAACTTAGTGAAATGAGAGATGAAGTTTGATTGATTATATCCTGAAGGTTTTTTAATTTTTAATTTCTTACTATGCAGTTTTATCCCTACCAGCAACGTGCGATTGATGCAATCAAGCAGCACAGTAAAGGTTGTTGCTATATTCCCACTGGTGGTGGTAAATCGGTTGTGATGATGCAGGATGCAAAGGACCGCATCCTTTCTGCACAACAACCTATGACTGTAGTTGTAGTCTCTCCGCGTATTCTTCTCACCAATCAACTCTGTGCAGAGTTTGAGGAATACCTGAAAGACTTTGATATTCAATATACCGAAGTTCACAGTGGAGAAACTCATAACTTCTCTACGACCAAACCCTATGCGATTCAACAACGCAATCAGGAAGTAATCGCATCGGGTTCTCATCACTTTATCTTCACCACTTACAATTCTATTCATCGCATCAACGAATCTCAAATTGAGGTGAATGTTGTATATTTTGATGAGGCGCACCATTGTGTGAAGAAGTCGAACTTTGTGGGTATTGCTCACACTTCGCAGAACGCAGATAACGCTTATTTCTTCACTGCAACTCCCAAAATTGATAACTCTCAACAGTCGATGAATAATACTGTTGTGTATGGACAGAAGATTATTTCTGTCCCTGCCACAGAACTGATTGCTGCTGGTAGTATCATTCCTCCTCAAGTGATCTCTTATGAGGCAGAGTCTATCCGCACAAAGGAGAACGCACACTTTGTCGATGCAGAGAATATCCTTGGTATTCTCAATGATATTGAGGATGATGTAACCCCCAAAGTTCTTGTTGCTTCTCCTAGCACCAAAGTCATTTGGAATATGTTTGCGGAGAGTGATTTGCTCAATGAACTCGAAGCAATGGGATTTGCTGTGTTTCATATCACTGCAAAACACGGTGCTTATGTAAACAAAAAGAAAGTCTCCCGTGAGAAGTTCTTTGAGTTGATGAATGAATATGGAAATGACCCTGACCAAAAGATGATCGTGTTTCATTACTCTATTCTCAGTGAGGGTATCAATGTTCACGGTTTGACGCATTGTATTATGCTTCGCAATCTGCCGTGGATTGAAATGTGCCAAACGATTGGTCGAGTTGTGCGTATGCACCGCGATGACCGTAAAGCAATTCAGGAAGGTAAGATTGCAGCGGGTAATTACCAGTTCTACAAGAAGTCCTTTGGCAAGATTGTTGTTCCTGTGAGCAACAACTATGGTGATAAGATTGCCAATCAACTCCAGAATGTTGTTAATGCTGTCTTCGTGAAAGGGGAACTCTCTGCTACATAATTTACAAATCACTTGAGACTACTGTGAGACTGTGCCACTTGTAGCGGTGGCACAGTAAAGTCCCGCAGACCCCCCAGATGCCCTATAATACAGAGACACAAGCAAAGGAGACTATGCAAACCACTCTCATTCCTAATTTTACTTATGATGAGGAAAGTGATCTTCTTGCTGCTGCATTTCATTCTGTTGCTTATATGAAGCAACTTGCTGATGATAGTGTTGATAATAAAGATTATTGGATGCAACGTGCAGAAAGTCTTGAAAAGGTTGCAGTTAAACTGAACGAAGAAGTTCGCAATTTCTATTACAACAAATGACTACCATTTCATTTACATCAGGGCAGATTCTAGATATTATCTCTGCTCTTGAAGAAAAAGAAGATGCACTCTACGATGCAGATAATAAACACCTTGCTGCCTACTATATGAATATGGGGGCACAGTTCCAACGTGTTTATGATAGGTTGCAGGATGTAGTGCCTGAGAAACGTGTTGCTAACCTTGTTCTTGCTGCTTGATTATGACTACTTCCAATCTTTCTAAAATCAAACCCAAACTCCGCACTCAAGGTGTTGTTTCTGGAAATTTTGGTAAAGCAAAAGTAAAGGCAGGTTCACCTCTGCGTGAGATTGGTGTAACCAATGCTAAGGTAGTTAAAGTCAACACGCAAGATGAGTATTTGGGTCGTCTTTATACTGCATTTGATGCAACTGATGATGAGAAACTGAAAAAGTTCATTTATCAACAAATTCGCAACATTCATATTCAACGGGGGACTTGGTGATGACTGGAATACAAATCGAATGTGAAATCCAAAAATCAGTTAAGCAACATCTGCTTGATTGTATGCAACGACCAGAGTATATTAACTATCCTCACTACGACCTCATAGCAGATTACACCGCAAAGATTAAAAAGATAGATGAGTTCCTAGAGGAGTTTGATAGGTGATGTGCCACTTGTTCTAGTGGCACAGTAAAAGAGCACGGGGGCACTGGATGCCCTATAATACCAAAACACAAGCAAAGGAAACCAACTGATTGATTATGACACTCACTCAAGACCAATACGATCAACTGCTCGCAAAATACTGTGAATCGCTTGTTGATGGTATGGACATGGATAGTTTGATTGAATTTGCGATGGATCAGATTGAGATTAACATTCGACGCAATTGTTCTCTGGATGAAGAACTGATTGAAGAAATAGGTCGTTATTATGATGAGAGTGATGTTGCTTCGATGATTGAAGATGTCGGTGCAAATCCTGCTGACTTTGGTATTAAAAACTGGTTGGATGATTGATTATGACTTATAGGGAACTTCTTTCTAAACTTCAATCTTTCACAGATAATCAACTGGATAATGAAATCCTTGTGTATAACTATGAGGATAATGTATTCTTTGATGATGGAACAGAACTTCGCATTAGTGTGAATGAAGTTCCTGGTTTTATTTCTAAAGACATTCCTTATCTGGTAGTTTGATTATGTCTATCACCTCAATCGAAAGTATTTCCTTCGACGGAACATATGTAACAGTCACTGCTGTTGTAGAAGATGTAGTCCTCACCTATACTGGAAGTTATTATGACCCACCAGAATATGGACCTGCATTGTGTAGTTCCACCTTTGAGTTGGAAGAGGATGAAACACTGCCAACTGATGATGTTGAACTATTGAAATACATTCGGTCTCGTGATTTAGATTGGGAAGTGATGGAGAGTGATTATGATTACGATGATTATGCTTGATTCTTGATGCCCTTGTGCCACTTGTTCTTGTGACACAATAAACTCCCGCAGGGGCAGCAGATGCCCTATAATACAGAGACACAAGCAAAGGAGACTAAATGACTGAAGCATCCCTAGTTCCTAATAGTTTTGCCCGACAGTGGATTGAAGACCATTTTGTTTGTGCTGGTGGTCAATCTGCTGCTGGTGCAAATATGGTGCAACTTGCAGAAGATGGTGTAATCTCTTGGGAAGATATTGCACGGGCATTTATCTATGATGCAGATGAAACTGCAAAGTATAATGCTTTTGTGCGTGTAGCAGAATGGCAACAATATACTCCTGTGTGAATGGCAAAAACACTTACATTCAAGAAACCAAATAAAATGCGATTGATTCTCTTTTGTTTCATTGTTGCTTTTATTTGTTCTCCAGGTGTGAGGAATCTTACAGCAAACACACTTTATACTGTCGCAGACATTATTTCTACTAAATGAAAACTATGCTTGATAAAGTCCTGATGGTTGAAGAACTGCTCAACGAGAAGCAACTTAATGCTCTTCGTGATATGCTTTTTGTGTATAAAGATTTGCAAAAAGAAGTTCATAACTATCCTCCAGAGGATACTCTATTCACTCAATCTCAACGTGAAGTTTTCGACATTTTTGACATCAAATGACTTTTATTGAAGGACTCATTGCATCTGGTTATGTTTATGATGATGAAGATTATGATGGTTGTTATGTGAAACAAGATTCGGAAGGTTTCATACACTGCTATCAGGAAAATGTGGATGATGAAACTGATACTCTCTGGAATTATGTGAAGATGACTGATGATTTTGATGTAATCACAGAAAAGACCTTTATTCCTTAGTGCGATGTGCCACTTGTTCTAGTGGCACACTAAATGAGCACAGACCCCAAAATGTGGTATTCTTAAAGGGTGGAGGGAGTAAGTCCCACCCAAGTCCCATTCTTTATTCTTTCATGGACCGTCAGCAAGTTATTGCTAAAATCCAGTCTATTCTCAAACTGCAGAATGGAACTGACTTTGAGGGTGAGGCATCTGCTGCTGCACAGATGATTGATAAACTGTGCAAACAGTATGGAATCACCGTCGATGAGGCAACAGAAACTCAAGTTTATGATGAAGAGTTTTCTTCATTCAAGAGAGTTAATGCTGCACTCTCTCTGCTGCTTAATGCTGTCGCAAACTTCTATGATGCTAAAGCATACCTGAAGAATGGTGATACTAAATCACTTCAAGTCATTGGTAGTGAAGCACAACAAATTCAAGTGCGACTCTATTATGATTACCTGGTGCAGGTGATGGAGAAAGAAGCAGAAGTTGCACATAAAGCAGAGAAAGTTCTTGCTGAAACTCTGGGCACTTCTGTTTCCCGTTCCTTCAAGTTGAACTTCCGCAAGGCATTTGCAGAAAAAGTTGCAGACCGTCTGCGTGAAATGAAAAAGGAAGAGAACCGAGTTCATGATGATGCAGAGGCAGTTGATAAGAAACTCTCCACGATGCGATTTGGACGTGCAAAACGTATGAATGGTGCAAGTGGTGCTGGTGCTTATTCTGGTGCAAACGTCGGTGCTGGTGTATCTCTAAACCGTCAAGCATCGGGTTCTGTGACTAAACAACTCTGCGGGGTGTGAGTTAATCTCACCCCTTTTTTACTTTATTCTTTTCTCCCTACGATTATGACTACTAATTTCTCTGTTGATGACTGCAAAGTTTTGTGGGTGGTAGGGGCACTCGAACGTCTTGCAACTCTGGGTGTGTTGAATAGTGATGTTCCACTCACTCTTACACAAGATGCAATCGACGATTACATTTCGATTGATAATGACCGTCAGTATTTGTTTGAGAGTGATTTTGAGATTGCACAAATCTTTCGGGCAGTTGCAAATGTGAGTAATGAACGTGATGTTGATGAAGATGATATGTGTAGTGTGATTGAACTTCTGCTTCACTATAAGAATGACCGTGAAGAACTTGTGAAATATGCACTCTCACAATCATTTGTGTGATGTGTTAGAATCATCCTATTATGGAGAATCAAAATGTTTGATGTTCAACTCACACAAGAGGAAATAAACACTATTCTTCAAGGACTTTTTATTCTTGAAGACCAAGAATGGTTCAGGGGTCATAGTAAAACAGAACCCTTGATTGAGAAGTTTAATCAATTTCTCCCTGACAATAATCAAGAAACTCTTTGACACTAAAGATTATGAATCGTCAAGTCATCAACTATCCCGAAACTCAAGAAGAATGGGATAATCTCCCTCAAGATTTTTTTGATTATCTTAATGTTTTGGATGAGGCAAAAAGTATCAAAGCAGAACATACAAATAATCCAGTAGACCCACTCTATCCTACTTACGATTATGAGTGGGAACTTGATGGTAAACTCTCATTGGAGACTATTCTTTATTATTGGAATCAAGTCGATAAAGAACTTCCTTCTAATGATGAAATCCTTGATGGAATCAACGAAGGATATGCAGAGGCAGCATATGATGATTATGTAAGTTCTGCATATTCTTACTAACAGACATCATCTCAAGGTGAGTCTCTTATACTGTGTACCACTTGTTCTTGTGGCACACTAAAAGAGCACAGCGCCCAAAGGGTGCTATATTAAGAGGGTGGTGAGGGAGGTCCGTCAGTTTCGCACTGTCGGGTCTCTGGTCTGGAATGTTCTTTATAGAAATCCAGACACTCACTACTTACCTTCCTTATTCTCTACAAAATGGAACTGACTAATTCTTTCCCCCCTGTCGATGCTCTTGTTGAGTTTAGCAACAAGAAACTCAAAGAGTTCGATTATGTCCAATTTGGTCAAAATGGGATTAAAACTGCCGCAACTTTTGCTGCTATTGTTGTTGGTGTTGTTTCCTATGTGTGGACTGCACTGCAACTGTGGTGGGAAGATAATGGTGAAGCAACGCAAGTCAATTTTATTCGCTTTGTTGTGAATGTAATTGATTTTATCGGCGCGATTGTAACTGAAACTCCCAAAGTTTATCGTTGGGTACAACTGAATAGCAATCGCCTGATTGATTCTCTGTTCTTTCAAGTCGCCTTTAACTGATTATGCTCTACAACATTAGAGTTGAGTTTAAGGATGGCACTGTTGATAAGTTTCAACGCAGAAGCAACATCAAACCTATTAACAGTGTAAAACTCAATGATAAGATTGCTAATGAGATTTTTCCGCGAGAGTGGAAAGAAATCTCCTCTCAACCTGTTTATTGATTATCGTAAATGAGCACTAAAATGAACCGCGACCAACTGACTGAAGCATACGTTGATCGTATTCTTGATAATATGAGCACCAAAGATTTGATGCGAATTGTTGGTGATCAAATGGAAGAAAACCTCAGTTCTTATAGTGATGAAGAACTGATTAGTGAAATTACTGAATACTACCCTGAATTGCTTGGGGAGTGAGAACTAATGTGCCACTAATTCTTGTGGCACAATACACTCCCCAAACGTCCACTGTCCCTGCTATGATGAACGGAGTTCATCAATCAACGATGCTTTTTCTCACTTATCCCGATCACGGTTGTGTTTATACTCTTTCGCAAGAGGATGGTGATGAACTCTATTATGCTCCCATTTATTCCAATGGGAATGTAAATCTTGAGGAGTTTGCTCCTGTAGATTTGGATTCTATTGATATGGATGAGATGGAAATCTTTGATATTCGAAATCGCCTTGTGAAACTGAGTCAAGTCTAAATCCTCAGTTTCATTCTTTCACTCACTTTACTTTCTTTTTGATCATGTCTGTTACTTTCACTGTGAACTACAAAGAAATCTACGGCACCGAGACTGTTGATAAAATTGATGAACTTCTTGAGAATAATTATGCTCTGGAAGACATCCTTGAGTTTATTGATCAAAATTCAGAAGAAGACTTCCGCGACTATTATGAAGAGTATGTGACTGCTGGTGAAGATTATTCTTACGCAGCAGTCGATGCTTTTGTTGAAGAGTTTGGACTTGATTGTGTTTCCTCCTTCACCGATTCTTACCAAGGTGAGTATTCGAGTGAAGCAGAGTTTGCGGAACAGTTCTGCGATGACATGGGTTATGAAATCCCTGACTTTGTTGAAGTTGATTGGCAAGCAACTTTCGATCGCCAACTTCATTATGACTATTCCTATGTGAATGGTTATGTCTTCAACAAAAACTTCTGATCTCAAGGTGAGTCGCTGATGCTGTGTGCCACTTGTACTGGTGGCACACTAAACGGGCACTGGCACTTTTTTATGGTAGATTAAGAGGGTGGAGGGAGCGGGTCTCACCGTCCCGCCCCGAGTCCCATTGTTTATTCTTTTTAGAAATGACTTCTTTCACTGTTGAAAAGCAAGGTCAAGAGATTAACTTTGAGAGTAAGTTTGATAATCTGCAAGATGCAAAGGAATATATTGTAAATAAACTGAACTATAATGATTTCGCAATGAATCTGGTTGAGAAGAAGAAAGTGAGTGAAAAGCAAATTGCTTGGATGCACTATCTTGCAACTCAAGGTGTCATTGATTCTCAAACTCCTGTTGAGGATGGTGAGTATATGAATGTGGTCAAGAAAATGTATGATGCAGGTAAGAATCGCAAGACTAAGTTTCAAGTGCGACTGCCTGGTATTACTCTTTCCACTGTAAATCGAGGTGCAAATATCGGTTGTGTTTATGTCTATGAAAACAACCAATATGTTGCTAAGATTACTCAAAATGGTGAGTTGATTGGTAATGTCAGTGAGGATGTAAAGAATCTTCTGGAGGATGCAAATGAGAATCTTTTGCAACTGGCGAAGATTTATGGTCACGAATCTGGATCTTGCTCTATTTGTGGTCGCACACTGAACGATCCTCTCTCTGTGCAAATGGGAATTGGTCCTATTTGTGCAAAACTGTTCAACTGAGTTCTTTATTCTTTTTTTCCAATGTTTGACCAACTTACATTTGTCCCGCATCTAAATGGTATTCCTGGTGCGATTGGTGCAAGGTATAAGTTTTCCAATGATTGGGAGATTTCAGTAGTTTCTGGACCTGCTGGTTGTGGATTATATGGAAATGTTGATGATGAGACATATGAAGTTGCAATCTTCCGACCGAATGGACATATGACTGAAGATGTAAGTGGATGGAATACAAAACAAGAAGTATCTGCGATGATGTGGATACTGTCTCAACTCTAGTTTTTTAATCACTTCACACCACACTCTCAAAAATGACTAAAACTGAAACAATCAAATTTCTCATCAATCAAATTGAAGGTGATTTGGAAGACCTGTCTTGGCAGATTCGAGAGGAGACAAATTATGAAGATAATTCTGTTGATGATTTGAGTGAAGAGTATGATGAGAAGAAAGAACATCTAGAGAATCTCAAAAGCATTCTTTCCCAACTCTGACCTAAATTAACAAAGGGGAAAAAACCAATGTCTAAAACACAACGCAAAGGTAATGATTCTGATTATTACCCATACCGCCGACCAAAGACATTTAATGAAATCAAGCAACTTGAAACTTTACTTCACGATAATGAGGTAGAACTTCGAAATAGGGATAAATCAAAGATTCATAATCTTCCCACTGTTTATGATGACATTGTAAAGAGTGGATATTATGAGGATTATGATTGGAAACATCATTGGGATAAAGAATCATAGTCTCAAGGTGAGTCCAGCATAGCGATAAGGGATGCTGATAGGTAGAAGAACCCAAAGTGTATCAGGGCGAACTACGGGGCACCCTGCCCCCATGCTATGATGAACGGAGTTCAAGGATGAGGAAATGACCACTGCTCAACGGATGGAACGTCAATTCTTTATTCAAATGATTGCTCTTGTGAATGAGATTCAATCTGACAAAACTATTCTTCACTCGCAATCTGGTTCTTATCGCAAATCTGCTTGGTGCAAAGTAATTAAAACTCCCAAGCAAGATCAATCTGCACTTGCTTCTGTTTGATTTTCTCTACACTCAATCAATGATGAAACTTACTAAAGCACAAAAAGAGATTCTACTGACTCTTGAGAATGGTGATGAAGTGAATAACTGGTCGCAACGTATGCGAGCACTTCAACCATTGATTGATGCTGGTATTGTTTACATTAAGGTGACGAATGATAAGAATGGTATTACCGAGGATGTAAGAATCGCACTGGTCGATTAGTTCTTTTTTTCTCAAAACAAAATGACATTCACTGAAGTTCTAGAATCTCTTCCGCAGTTTATTGATGAAATGCAACCTGATCTTGAGATGATTTATGATTTCATCACAGAACAACTCTGCACTGAAGATTTAACTGATGCAGAATGGAGTCAAATTCTTAATCTTTACACTTCTTACTGATGAACGATTCTACACTTGATCTTTTTACAGATCATGAAGATGCAGAAGATGCAACAATCGAAGAACTTGCTGCTGCATTAGAAATCACTGTTGATTATTTTCTCGCGGAGTTTGTTTGATGATTAAGTACACCTTCGACATTATCACTCATCAACCAGTTTATGTTGTTTGTAATGTAAATCACCAACCACAAGTCATTACAACTAACATCTGCACTGCAATTCACAAACTTCAACAAGTAAAATGATTTTTCAAGTTACTGAAATTGAATTCGATTTCACTGATGATCTTGATGAAGAAGCATTAGATCAAGAAACACAAGATGAGATTTATGATGAGGTTATTGGTCAAATCTGGGAAGCAGATGATGAAGATGATTTAATTGAAGAGATTACTTGTGCTACAGGTTGGTGCATTAAATCCATTGATTATCGACACGTTCTAAAATGACACAATATACATACACTGTTATTGGTGGAGTTAATGAGTATGAATGTGATGTTAAGTCATTACAACTGTTTGATCGAAAATCACAAGCAGAACAGTATGCAGAGGATATAAAGGAAAAGTGGGATTATGAATATGTTTCTATCACTGTAAAGGAGATTCAATGAAGAAGAAAAAGAAAGAAAAACATCAATTACTATCTAAAGCACAAGATGGTAATGAACTTCTTATTATTCTCAATGCACTGAAATGAAACAAGAAGCACAACTGATTGATGCTCTCTATGAGGAACTTTATGCAAACAACTATTCACTCATCGAAAAGGTGATTGAAGAGTATGTGTTGAACTTAAATCCTATTGAAATGAATACTCTTGAAGATTTGATTGTCAATAACTTTGGTATTGATTGATTAAAGATATAATGATATTGTTATATTAAAAATGTATTAAAAAAGATATATGAGTGTTTTATCTTTTCCACAATAACTGTGGAAAAAGTATAATAAACTGTGGAAAACTTATGAATCTTAAGTCTTTTAAGTGTCTATAAATGTGCTCAGGTCTTGTGATCTTATAAATGCTCATAAATGCTCATAAATGCTCATAAATGCTTATAAATGCTCATAAATGCTTATAAATGCTTATAAATGCCTCAGAGTCTTGTGATCTTGGCCCGCAGTCTATCAGCACTTGGAGATTTTGTCAAGCACCCCCAGGACACATAAAAAACCCCCACACCTCACATTATAACAATATCACACTTCCGTTATATCATATAAGTCCACATAGCATACTCTCCCTACATATAAAACACTCTCAGACACTTCTATATGCCCCTACAAGGCACTTATAGACACTCTTAGGTCTTACACCCTATAATTCAGTTATCAAGGTTCTATCAGAACTCTTTTATTCTATCATAAAATCTCCTAGTTGACAAGTGCTCATAATGTTGCTAGAGTAGGTTTGTTGCTGTTAAAGAGAGATAATATCAACAAGAACTTAAAGACCGTCCGAAGGACAACACGACCGAAGGGAGTGTTTCTATAAGACACTGATTGACAATTACTATAAGACCTGATAGAATATAACAATCAGAACACACAAAGTTCATTCGTTATTAGAGAATGAATGTAATAGAATCTCTTATTGAGAATCAAAGATAATATCACTGAGAAATTCATTCGTGATTAGATAATGTTCGTATAGAATTTCATATAAAGCACCTATTCTCAATAAGAACTCAAAGTTCATTCGTGATTAGATAATGTTCGTATAGAAGATAAACAATACATATTCTCTAAGTATTGATATAAAAGTTCATTCGTGATTAGATAATGTTCGTATAAGACTTTGCAGAGTATCGAAAAGTCATCAAATCCTAATGAAAAGTATTCGTGTATTCTGCACATGCGTATAAATATTCACCAAGTCTTGTGTATTAAGTTCACAGGAACTTAGTGAATTCTTATCAGTTTCGTGAGTCGTATAAGAGTGGGGTTGACGGGGGATATAAGTTCTGCTACACTTACAACAGTCGTTCAGTTCTTCTTCACTTCTTATGTCTAGTTCGTATCTCCTAGCACAAAAGAATAAGTATCGTATCACGTTAGAACTTGACGTTCTCGGTGATTTCGATCCTCATCAGATTGATTGGAAGAAACTCTTTGACCTTGAGCATAATGAATCGGTCAAGAGTTATGTAGAAGATCTCTCAGTGCCTTGGTAATTCTTATACATCAGTGAGTTTATTATCTCTTCGTGTAGATGTTCGTGTGATATAATTATACTTTGCGTTGTTCTTTATACATTCTTCGTGTCAGTTGTTGATATAAACTCAACAATGTGCTGGCAGTTACTATAAAGAACTACGTGGAGATATAATTATATCGTGCTGATTGTTCGTTGTGAGTATAAAGAACTGTGCTGATGTATTAGAATACACTAAGAATTGGTGGTAGTTAATATAAAGAATGACGAATAATAATACTTATTCGTTGTCAGTTCTTTATTCGTTATAGCAGCGATTTTATGTTGTTTGTTATTGTTTATATCGGGCGTTGCGGTTATAAAAACGCTCCACTACCCTAATCTATAACAACTCCGTACACCGACCTCGATTTATCTCTCATTCAAAAAATTCCGGAGAAAAAAATGTTTACAAAATGGATTCATAAAAACGGCAAATCAAGACCAGATAAACGCTGTAAAAATTGTAAGACCCAAGCAAAGGCAAATGGTGCGCGTAAGAGAAAGAAGAAGTAAACCTTATTGGAACTTCTGGAAGGTTGTCTTAGTGGGATGGATAATTCGCTATCCTGGAAAAATGTTTAAAATTATCGGAGTCCCTCTTGGAATTCTTATAGCAATGATATATAAATCGGTGACGAAATAAAAAATTTCCCGGAAAAATTTTATGAAAAACATCGAAAAATTATATCACATATATGCAAAGGATCGGTGCATATATCACAATCTTCCAGAAAACAAATTCTATGAAACCTGGGATATGTTGCACAAAATGGTTGAGCTATTAGGTTCGAATATTTCAACAAAAGATTTACAATATGAGGAAGTATTTGTCAATAAACTTATATCACTAAACTCATCATATTGACAAATACTAAATAGGACGATAAAATTGATCTGAAGGTTGATTTAACTTATGGCAAAAGGATTTACTGTAAAAGCAGCAGCACCCAAACCCAAAGAAGGGGAATGGGATTATGATGCGATTAAAGAACGAATGAAAGGTAAGAGTATTGTCTTCTGTTTACCTGGAAGAGGATGTTCTTTTATTTTTCTAAAGGCATTTGTACAACTTTGTTTTGATCTTGTACAAAATGGAATGAGTATTCAAATTAGTCAAGATTACTCATCAATGGTTAACTTTGCACGTTGTAAGTGTTTAGGTGCAAATGTTCTTCGTGGACCAAAGCAAGTTCCTTGGGATGGAAAACTTCAATATGATTATCAACTTTGGATTGACTCGGATATTGTCTTTGATTCTAACAAATTCTGGCAACTCTGTGATCTTTCTTTGAGTGAAGATGGTACTGAGCGTGAGATTACTGCTGGATGGTATGCAACAGAAGATGGTCACACAACCTCTGTCGCACATTGGTTAGAAGAAGATGATTTCCGCAAAAATGGTGGAGTTATGAATCACGAAACTGTGGAATCAATCAGCAAGCGTCGTAAGCCATTCACTGTAGATTACACAGGTTTTGGGTGGGTTATGATTAAGAATGGTGTTTTTGAAAATCTTGAATATCCCTGGTTTGCTCCAAAGATGCAAGTCTTTGAGTCTGGTAATGTTCAAGATATGTGTGGAGAGGATGTATCATTCTGTCTTGATGCAAAAGAAGCAGGATTTGAGATCTGGTGTGATCCTCGAATTCGTGTAGGACATGAGAAAACTCGTATTATTTGATGGAGGTAATGTATGGCAAAGGGTGGATCTAGTAAGGTAATTTTTGAACCTGGAGCTCCAAAGAAGACTCGTCAGGGTCGTTCTCCTCGCACTTTACTCAGTGCAACTTCTCGTAATGGACGTAAAAAAAAGTATAGGGGACAAGGTAAATAAATTTTTTTAGAGTGCTTAAATAAAAATAAGCACTCTTTTTTTATGTTTTCAGAAAAAGAACTTTACATTCTCAATTGGATCAAGAAAGTTTCAGAATTAAGACCCGAACTAAATGGATTTGCAATTTGTCCATTTGCAGCAAAGTCTAAATTTAAAATTGTAGAATGTTCAGTAGAAGAAATATATCCTATTGAAGGGTATGAGGTAATTATTTTTATCGTTGAAGACTATCTAGACCTAAATTCCATTAACTTTTGGGTTGATCATCACAATTCAATGCATAAGAATTGGAAATTTTTTGAAGATTGTGGTTTATATGATACTTATATTAATGGGGTTCAGACCAATAATGGAAAATATAACTTGATTTTGGGACAACCAACTGATAAACTGCGTAAATTTCGCGAAAAATTAGCAAAAACTGATTATTATAAGATGTGGGATGAAGAATATTTGAAGGAAATTCTCGAAGATGACTATGATATAATTAGAAGTGGGATAGCAACCCCGTAAAAAGTTCTGATTTAACAGATCAGGAGCTAAAAAATGACCAAACAAGTTGATAAAGACAAAAATTTTATGAGAAGTGAATGGGGAACTCAATATTTGTCTTCGGAGTACGGTTGGGAAGCAAAAATTGACAATCAAAAAATGCTTCGTGAGATTGCAAATGACGATTTAACGCCCAAAAAGCATGATTTTTTCCATCAAAATGAAATTCATGCTCAAATTCGCAATGATAATGACTATGATGACTGGGAATATGGCACAGAACCACTTTATGAATCAAAAAATCCCGAATAAATAAGATAGAATTATCATATTCAATGCCTCTAGAGAGAGTAAGTCAGGGATTTAAAGACATTAGTATGACATTTCAGGCGAATCCCCTGAATAACGATCTTATTGCGTTAAAAAATGAAAGTGCTATTGCACGTTCAATACGTAATATTGTTTTTACTCTCCCTGGAGAAAAATTTTTCAATGAAAATTTTGGATCTAAGATTTCTAGAACTATTTTTGAAAATGTAGATAATATCTCAGCATCAATTATAGTCGATGAAATACGTCAATCAATTATAAACTATGAGACTAGAGTTCAATTGATTGATGTCCAAGCATATCCAGACTATGATAATGGTAGTTTTGATGTGGTACTTATATACAATATAATAGGTGCAGATGTTCCTGCACAACAGTTACAATTTGTTTTGCAACCAACTAGGTAAAATGCCGTTAGTCAATTTTTCTAACCTAGATTTCGATCAGGTTAAAACAACAATTAGGGATTACTTAAAATCTAATTCTAACTTTACTGACTATGATTTTGAGGGATCTAATCTCTCTACAATTATTGATGTTTTGGCATATAATACCTATATTACTTCATATAATGCAAATATGGTTGCAAATGAAGTTTTCATTGATAGTGCGACCTTGAGAGAGAACGTAGTTGCACTTGCAAGAAATATAGGATACATACCTCGTTCAAGAAAAGCAGCAAGAGCAACAATTAGTTTTTTCATAGACACGACAAACATAACACCAATTCCAACATCAATTACTTTAAAAAAAGGTTCTGTGGCTTCAACAACAGGATCTTTTGGAAATCAATCTTTTGTATTTTCAATTCTCAATGACATAACGGTCCCTGTCATTGATGGTATTGCATCATTTAATGATATTGAAATTTATCAAGGTGTTTTACTGACAAGTAATTTTACTGTTGATTCGAGACAACCAAATCAAAGATACATTCTTCCAAATAGCGGAATTGATACTGATTTAATTTCTGTAGTTGTAAAATCTAGTCAACAAGCAACCCAACAAGTAAAATATAGTAAACAAGATAGTTTATTTGATATTAATAGAGAATCTAAAGTTTATTTTTTACAAGAAATTGAAGATGAAAGATATGAACTGATTTTTGGCGATGGAATTTTTGGAAAAAAACTTGATCAAGATAATTATATTACCGCAAATTACATTGTTTCAAATGGCGATAGTGCAAATGGAATAAGTCAATTTACTTTTTCCGGCACATTATCATACACAAGAAATTCAATAGAATATACAGTAACCTCTGGAATTTCTCTTTTAACAACAGGATTGACTTCCTCGGGAGGAGAAAATATTGAGTCTGTGGAGTCTATTAAAAAATATGCTCCAAGGATATACTCTTCTCAAAACAGAGCAGTAACGGCAAATGATTATGAAACTTTAATCCCAGAAAAAATTTACCCAGAAACAGAGTCCATATCTGTTTTTGGGGGAGAAGAATTGATTCCGCCACAATATGGAAAAGTATTCATAAGTATTAAACCAAGATCTGGTGACTTTTTACCAAATCTTATAAAAGAAAATATTAAAAGAGACTTAAAAAAATATGCAGTTGCTGGAATAGTTCCGGAAATTTTAGACTTAAAATATTTGTATATAGAGTCTGATTCAAAAGTTTATTATAATACTAATCTTGCTCCGAGTTCTTCTTACGTTTCTAGTATCGTTCAAAGTAACGCAAATAAGTATGCAGAATCTACAGAATTAAATAAATACGGTGCTAGATTTAAATATAGTAAATTTTTGAAGATAATTGATGATAGTCACGAATCAGTTACTTCAAATATAACAACTCTTCAAATGAGAAGAGATTTGAGAGTGGTATTAAATAGTTTTGCGGAATATCAAATAGGATTTGGTAATGAATTTTATATTAAATCTATGAGTGGATATAATATAAGATCCTCTTCTTTTAGAGTTGCGGATATTCAACAAGATGTTTATCTTTCTGATATACCAAATTCAGATAGACTTACTGGATCTTTGTTTCTTTTTACTGTTCCTACAGTAAATTCATCTTCACCAACAATTCTAAGAAGAAATGTTGGAAATATTAATTATAAAAATGGAATAATAACATTAAATCCAATTAACATCTTATCTGGAAAAATAAAAGATGGACAAACAATTATAGAAATTTCTGCAGTTCCTAAATCAAATGATGTAATAGGATTACAAGATCTTTATTTGCAACTAGATATAAGTAAGAGTAATTTTGAAATGGTCATAGATGAAATTTCATCTGGTTTAGATCCTTCGGCATCAAATTACATAGTAACATCCAGCTACAGTAACGGGAATTTAGTAAGATCATAAAATGACAGACAAAAGAGTTCAATTTAATACTATTGTTCAGAATCAACTCCCTGCATATGTTAGAGAGGAGTTTCCTTTAATTTCTGAATTTTTAAAGCAGTATTATCTTTCACAAGAATTTCAAGGTGCTCCAACTGATTTAATTCAAAATATTGATCAATATATTCGATTAAATGAGACCACAAATCTTGTAGATTCTGTCATTTTAAAATCAAACATATCTTTTGTTGATACTACAATTGAAGTAGATTTAGGATTTTCTCCTACAGGAACAAATGGGTTTCCGGATTCTTATGGATTAATTAAAATTGATGATGAAATTATTTTATATACCTCAAAAACTTCCACTGCAAATTCTGCTTCATTTAATGGATGTATAAGAGGATTTAGTGGCATTTCTTCTTTGAACGATCAAACTGCCACTGGAGAATTGGTATTTTCTACCAGTTCTGCGGAAGAGCACATTGGAACAGAATATAATTCGGATGGATCAATAAAACAAAAGGGATCAACGATATTAAACTTAAGTAACTTATTCTTAAAACAATTTTTACTTAAGACAAAGTATCAACTTCTTCCGGGTTTAGAAGACAGAGAATTATTTTCTGACTTAAATGAAGATCTTTTTATAAAACAGTCTAAAGATTTTTATGGAAGTAAAGGCACTGACGAGTCTTTTAAAATTCTCTTCAAGTCTCTTTATGACGAAGAAGTAAAAATTATTAAACCTAAAGATTTTCTTCTTACTCCATCAAATGCACAATACACTATCACAAATGATTTAGTTGTTGAAAGTATTTCAGGAGATCCTCTAGAACTTAAAAACTCAACACTATATCAAAATTCATATCTTGATAATTTTACAAAATCATATGCACCTATCACATCAGTAGAAAAAATATCTTCTAGAGATGGAAAAACTTTTTATAAACTTAGTGTAGATGCTGGTTATAATAGGGATATTGTAGTTGATGGAGCAACTTATGGAAACTTTTTAGTTCACCCAAAAACTAAAGTAATAGGAGAAGTATCTCCAAATTCAACAATTCTTGATGTAGACTCAACGGTAGGATTTCCAACTTCTGGGCAACTTTTTGCTAGTTATAATGACGGAACAGCGGGAGTTATTTCATATACATCCAAATCATTAACTCAATTTTATGGTTGTTCAAATATTGTAAAATCTATTAATAATGCAGAGAATGTTGGATTAAACACTTATGCATCAAATAGTGATGGAAGTATTAAAGTCAGGATCAATTCTGTTATTAGTGGTTTAGATGTGAGAAGTGATACTCGTTATCTATCTCCCAAAGAATCTATACAGATAAAAACATTAGGAGTTTCTGCAAAAGACTTTATATCAAAAAACTGGTATTATAATATTTCATCCAGATACGAAGTTCAAGGTAGTCCAGTTTTAATAGATACCTCCGATAAAACATACAGATTAACCCTGAAAACTCCCCACTATCTTAAGATTGGAGATTCTATATCAATTGTAGATAGTAATAATGCATCGAAGTCCTCTACTGTAGTTGATATTAACTCAGAGTATTCAATAACCATTAGAGATCAAGGTGAACTATCTTTATCAACAAACTACACTATTAAAAGAAATATTCTAAAACCAATTTCAAATACATTTTCAAATTTATCTTCATATACATCAAATGTTCAAAATGTATATAAGGATTCTGGAAAAACTTTATTAGCATCTAATTCAATTCCATCATATTATCGCCAACCATTAAATGTAATTGATAGATCTATTACTTTTTCCGGAACTTTTATTGGAGATGAATTTGTAATATCAAATAAAGATCACGGTTTTTATACTGGAGATGTAGTATATTATACTCCACAAAAGGTTACTACAACATCATTTAGTGATGATGGAATTGAAATTCAACAAACATCTATACAGTCTTCTTTGTTTGATGAAGGACTTTATTTCATCAAACGAGTTAACGAAACCGCAGTTAAATTTGCAAAAAGTAAATTTGACATTTACTATTCTGAATTATATAAGGATGACTCATCTAAATCTAAGTATGTCAAATTAACTGAATCTAAAAGTGTTTCTGATAACAAAATAGAAATTTATAAATTTAATTCAAAAACAGTATTACCACAAAAAATACTTAGGGAAATACAAGATCCAATAAGTGATGGAAAAACCTATCCAACCTCCCCAGGATTTAATGGTATACTTGTCAATGGAGTGGAAATTTTAAACTACAAATCAAGCGATGTAATTTATCATGGAAAAATAAACTCCATTGATATTTTATCGCCGGGATTGGATTACGATGTCATCAATCCACCGGAATTAAAAATTAGCGATAGAATTGGAACAGGAGCTACTGGATATGTTTCTGTTAATGGTTCATTAAGAGAAATACAGATTATAGATCCTGGATTTGACTATGTTGATGTCCCAACAGTTAAGATTACTGGTGGTAATGGATCAGGAGCTTTAGCTTCTGTAAATATGAAGTTAATAGATTATTATGCAAGTTTTAATTCAGATTCCGCATCAAATCAAATTGGAATAGGTGTGACGGTTTCAACTATAGGATTTAGCACTTATCATAAATTTAGAGATGGAGAAACTGTAATATATGATCCAAAATATCAACAATCTGTAGGTGGTATAACCACAAACTCAACTTATTTTGTTTCAGTAAAAGATTCTAATACAGTAAAACTTCATAAAACATTTGATGATGCAGTTTCTGGAATCAACACTATTACTCTAACTTCTTATGGATCTGGAATACATTACCTTAAATCGTATAATAAAAAGTCAGTAGTTGGTTCCATCAACGTAGTTTCTGGTGGTTCTAATTATCAAAATAAAAAAAGAACAACAGATATTACCGGAATAAGTACATCTTTAAATCAAGTTACTATCACCAACCATGATTATCAATCCGGAGAAATCGTAAAGTATGCAACAGAGGGTGCTTCTATTGGTGGTTTAATTAGCGGATCAGAATATTATTTAACCAAAATAGATGATAATAATTTTAAATTATCAAATATTGGCATAGGAGTTACTGAAAAAGACTTTTTCTATAGAACAAATCAATATATAGATTTTACTAGTGTAGGTGTTGGAACTCATACCTTTAATTACCCTAATATTTCTGTAACTTTATCTGGAAAAATTGGCATTTCTTCTATTGGATCTGAGACTTTTGAGGCACAAATTCAACCAGTATTTAGAGGAGAAATTACTTCAGTACATTTAAAGAATTCTGGAGTTGGTTATGGATCTTCAGATATTATCAATATTGTTAAAGAACCTGAAGTTTCTTTAGTATCCGGACAAGATGCCCAATTACTTCCAGTAATTAGTAATGGAAGAATTTCTGAGGTTTTGGTCCTAAGCACTGGTAGAAATTATAACTCTGTCCCCATCTTAACTATAGTTGGTGATGGTGTTGGTGCAGTTGTAACTCCTATTATTGAAAATAATAGTTTAAAGTCAGTTAAAGTAATAGAACCTGGTCAAGGATATTCTTCAAAAAACACTTCAATATTAGTTTCTTTTCCAGGCAGCGGATGTTCATTTAAATCAAATATTCAAACTTGGAGAGTTAATCTATTTGAACGAAATTTTAATACTTTTACTTCTGATGATGGATTTATTGAAAGTAGTATTAATGACGAATATGAACTCCAGTACTGCAATATCTATGCTCCAAGAAAATTAAGAGAGAGTTTATTTTCCGTAGATTCTTTAGGAAAAACTTTATATGGAACAAAGGATCTGAGTAAAAATAATGCGGGAGTAGAAGAGTTTAATGCAATAAAACAAAAACATTCTCCAATTATAGGTTGGGCATATGACGGACATCCAATTTATGGTCCATATGGATATTCTAAAAAATTCGGCGGGGTGATCACCCAAATGAAGTCCGGATACAAGATGAATTCTTCAAGAGTATCTGGACCACCAACTTCAATTTATCCTTTAGGGTTTTTTGTAGAAGATTATACTTACTTTAAAACTAACGATGAAACGGTTCTCGATGAAAACAACGGAAGATTTTGTATAACACCAGAGTATCCAAAAGGAACATATGCATACTTTGCAACCATCAACAATTTATCTTCAGATTCTTCTGGACCATTTTATCAATACAGAAGACCTGTTTTCCCATATTTAATAGGAAATAATTTTAAGTCAATTCCAAATAAATTTAACTACGACAAAAATTCAAATCAAGATAGTTATGATTTAAATAAAACTTCTTGGATTAGAAATACAGATCCATATAATTTAAGAAATGGCAACGTTAATTATGAATACCTTTCTTTACCAAATAATTTAAATCAAACTTTAGAAGTTAAGTCAGTTTCACCCGGATCTGTTGAAAGTATCAAAATATCTTCGGGAGGTTTAAACTATAAAGTAAATGATGAAATTATCTTTGATAATTCAAATACTAATGGATTTGGTGCTTCAGCAAAAATTTCTAAAATATTTGGAAAGTCTGTCAATAATATTAGTGTTGCCACAAGTTCCGTTACTGGAGTGGAAATTTATCCAGAAAATAAAATCGGATCTTATACAATTTTTTCACAAAATCCTCATAATTTTAAAAATGGAGATCTGGTTCAAGTATCTGGGTTGAGTACGAGCACATTTAAAATCAACAATTCATACCCAGCAGGAATATCCACAAATACTCTCACTCTAGTTGGATTAGGATCAACTTCAATAGGAATTAAAACTACTGGAGTTACTGGAATTGTAACATATATCAATGTATTAGGAAACTTAAATTACCCCAACATCAGAGAAAATGATATTCTTACAATAAATTCCGAAAAAATTAAAGTTTTAAATGTAGATGCAAAACTTTCTAGAATCAGAATTATTAGAGAAATTGAAAGCACAGTAGGGTCCGCACACACTGTTGGATCTAAAATATATGAGAATCCAAGAAAGTTAATAGTTAATACTGAATTTTCTACCACATACAATTATAAGTTAAATAAAGAAATTTATTTTAATCCAATAGAATCGGTTGGACTAGGAACAACTTCTGGAGTTGGAATAGGAACTACAATCTTCTTTTCAAATCCAGGAATTGGATTGACTGAAATCTTTATTCCAACAAAAACAATATATTTACCAGGGCATAACTTAAATACTGGAGATCAACTAACATATTCAACAAATGACGGAAAAGGTCTATCAGTCTTAATAGATTCCTCTTCAGGAGTAAGCACGTTAACAGATCAACAAATTCTTTATGTTGCTAAAGTGTCTGATGACTTAATTGGAATTTCTACTGTTAGAGTTGGACTTGGAACCACAGGTACTTTTGTTGGAATAGCAAGTACGCAAAGAAATTCTACTACATTATTCTTCTCCGGTATTGGAACTGGAATTTATCATAGTTTTAAAACAAATTATGATAAATTATCAGGAAAAATTACAAAAAATATTGTTACTGTTTCTACAGCACAAACACATGGTTTACAAAACGGAGACACTGTTTATATTGATGTAAATCCATCAATTTCTACTACGGTAACTCTAAAGTATAATGATTATCATAGAAAAGTTTTAATAAACGCCAAAACTTTTATTTCAAGTGGAGTTAACACTTCAACAAGTTTGATAACAATTGATAATCATGGATTTGAAACTGGAGATAAAGTTATTCACACTTCCCCATCTCCAGCGCAGGGTTTAGAAAACAATAAAATTTATTACGTAGTAAAATTTGATGATAATTCATTTAAACTATCAAATACTTATTATAACTCATTAAGTTCAAATCCTTCAATTGTAGGAATAGCAAGTACTTCGAATGGAGAAATTTCTTTAATCAATCCACCTTTAAATGCATATAAAAATTCTTCTATAATATTTGATTTATCAGATTCTTCTTTATCATACATTAAACAATCTACAAATTACCCAGCTTTTGATTTGAATTTTTATCTAGATGAAAACTTTACTCAACTTTACGATAAAAATCCAGAAAGCTCCACATTTGAGGTTCAAAAATCCAGCGGCGTTGTTGGAGTTTCTACTGATGCAAAAGTAACTTTATTTGTCAATGAATATACTCCAAAAAATTTATTTTATAAATTAGACCCATTATTTGATAGTGATATTCCCATAGAAAAGCAAGAAATCAATGTAGATTCTTCGGTTTTATCAAATAATAAAATTAATGTTGAAAAGAGTGTTTATAGCGGAAAGTATACAATTTCTGCGGGATCAACTATATTTACATATTCACTAAATAAACTTCCGGAAAATAATTCTTATGTATCTACATCTTCATCTATTACATATCAAACCGATTCACTAAGCGTAACGGGAGCAATATCTGAAGTTGAAATTACAAACAAAGGAAGAAATTATTATTCTCTCCCTGGAATTTCTTCTATTGTTTCAACTAGCGGTAGTGGTTCTATTCTGGAACCATTTAGCAACTCAATAGGAAAAATTAAAAATACTACAATCAAAAACATTGGATTTGATTTTTCTTCAGATTATACAGTTAAACCAAGTTCTTCTTTACCACAATTATTAAAAATTGATCCACTAGCCTCATTTTCTTCTATTGGAATTAGTTCTTTTGGTAGAGGATATACTTCTGCACCAAATATATTAGTTTTTGATGGGAAAACTAACCAAATTATTACTGATGTAGACTTAAGATATAATCTAGGAGATTCTCAAGTAACAATTTTTAAAAATACATATGGTATAAACAATGTTACTCCAAGATTTATTCCAGTACAAAATTCAAATGGAGTTGGTATAAATTCAATTTCATTTAATTCAACAACTAAGGATGTTACGGTTAGATTGTCCGTTGGGTTTAGCACTATAAACTCATTCCCATTTGAAGTAAATGATAAAGTTTTAATCGAAAATATCAGTGTTGGTGTAGATTCTACTGCAAAAGGATATAATTCAGAAAATTACGATTATGCGTTGTTTACTATTACATCAGTAGATCAAAATATAGGTGGAATAGGATCCATAACTTATAATCTTTCTGAATTCCTTAGTGATGGAGAGTATCCTGGTACATATGATTCTATAAATTCTGTTGGAAGAGTAATACCCGAAAAATATTTTCCAACTTTTAGTCCAATCTTGCAAATTGGAGATTATATTGAAGGGGAAACAGTAGAATCAAATTCATCTTTAGGTATAGTTGAAAAATGGGATAAAAAATCCCAAATATTAAAAGTATTATCCAATCAAGATTTCAATAATGATGCAATTGTAAAGGGTCTATCATCAAATACTCAGGGTATTGCTTCATCAATAACTTCTTTTGAATCATACTTAACTTTAAATTCATTATCTAAAGTAGAAAGGGGATGGGAAACAAACTCTGGATTTTTGAATGAAAATTTACAAAAAATTCAAGACAGTTTTTACTATCAAAATTTTTCATACTCATTAAAATCTAAAGTTGATTTTGATTCCTGGAAGGATGCGGTTGGCACTTTAAATCATACATTAGGATTTAAAAAATTCTCCGATTATCAGTTAGAATCTTCTTTAGGGCAGCAAGAGCAAAATTCAATGCTGGTTGAATCAAACCTATCTTCGTTTGAAATTATAACTGACATTGTGGAATATGTAGATTTAAACTGCGTTTACGATTTTGATTTGGTTACGGAAAATTCTATCGAATTAAATTCAAAAATAATTTCCGATGAAATAGTTTTTAATTCCAGAATATTGACCGATTACATGGAGTCTGTGGGAAATAGAGTTCTTTCTATAGACGATATAAGTGGATTATTTAATAGCAATCCACGTTCCACACAATACTCAGAGGTCCATAGATTTTTATTATCAGATGCAAGATCTCAAAAATATATAACTTTCGTAAGTGATAAAAGGTATACTGAGCAATCACAAACATCAATTATTACTCTTTTACACGATAATTATATTTCTTTTATGAATCAGTATGGAAGAGTTGAAACTTACTATGACCAAGGTTTTTTTGACTTTACTATTGAGGGTAGTGAAGGTGTTCTTTTATTCTATCCAACAAACTATCAAGTCAACAACTATAATGTTACAACTCTTTCATGGAATTTAAAGGACAATTTAATAGGAGTTGGATCTTCGTCCTTTGGAGACACCGTTCTAATAAACACAAGTAGCGTAAGTGTTTCTTCAGGATCAACAACTATAGTTGGTATTAATAGTTCTTTTAGTTCTGTTAAAGTTTTAGTAGAAATTTCAGGAAATAATGGAGAGTATGAGTTTAATGAGATAAGTGTAATACATGACGGAACAAATACACATATGATTGATTATGGTCAATTATCGAATTTAAATTACACTCCATTTGAAAGTTCTGGATTAGGGACCTTTAATTCATATCTTTCAGGATCTCAAATAAAAATTGATTTTACTCCAAATGTAGGAACAGCAACTACCATAAACACGATACAAGTTGCAATTGCAAATACATCATCGACTGGTATTGGTACTTTTGATATGAAACACGCCAAACTGTCATCACAGTCGGTTTCAATCGCATCTTCATCATCTCCTACAGCAAATTCAGTTGCCAACCTATCAAATGACTATGATGCAACTTATTTTGTTCTTCAAGTTACTGATACAACTAATAATAGACTTCAACTCTCCGAAATTATGTTAATAAACAATGACTCAGAAATTTATTTAACTGAGTTTGGAAATATTGAAACAAATTCTGGATTAGGAACTTTTGGTGCTTTTAGAAGTGGAACTGATACTGTTCTATCATTTACACCAATACAAAATATTGATACACAAGTAAAAACTTTTTATACTTCTTTACGACATCAAGATGATTCTAAGGATGTTGTTGATTTAATCAATGCAACAATAGAAACAAATTTTGGAACTTATTTTGGGGCAGAGACTGACATCAAACGCCAATTTGACTTAAAACATAAAAATGTTCCTATTTTTGAAAGAAGTTTTAATGGAGATGATACTTCAATTGTGAGTATTGACAGCAATACTATTACAATTCCAAATCATTTTTATGTAACGGGAGAAAAAGTTAATTATTATCATGCAGGATCCGGAACAACTCAGGCTATTGGAATTGCAACAACAACCTTTGTCTCAGTTGGATCCACAGACAAACTTGCATCAGAAGTTTATGTCGTCAAAATTAATGATGATAAAATTAAACTTGCTTCAAGTTCAGAAAATGCTTTGAAATTTGTCCCACAAACTATAGATATAACGAGTGTTGGTATTGGAACTTCACATCGTTTTGTATCGACAAACCAAAATGCAAAGGTCTTACTATCAATTGATAATGTTATTCAGTCTCCCGTTGTTTCTACTGCAGTTACTACAACATTATCAAAAAATATATTTACAACTGATGATACAATATACTTCAGCGGAATCACTTCATTTTTTGGAGGTGACCTGATTAAAATTGGCGACGAAATTATGAGAATTGATGGGATTGGTATTGGAAGCACTAATGCAATATCAGTAACTAGACCTTGGTTGGGAACAGTAGTTTCAGGATATTCTACTGGAGATCTTGTTACGAAGGTAATCGGAGATTATAATATTATTGATAACATTTTAAATTTTGTAACTGCCCCATATGGAAATACTCCGTTTGGAACAATTACAAATGCTCCAGATGAAAGAGATTGGAGTGGAATATCAACCGGATCTAGTTTTCACGGGAGAGTATTTTTAAGATCCGGAGAACAAGATACTTCAAACGAGACATATCATAAAAATTATATTTTTGATGACATTTCTTCTAAATTTAATGGGTCGGAGAGAAATTTCAGATTAAAATCGAATTTATCCGATGTGACCGACATATCTTCAGAAAACGCGGTAATCTTAATAAATAACGTTTTTCAAGGTCCAGAATTATCCAATGATTATACATTATCAGAGGTTGCTGGAATAACTACTATTTCATTTACTGGCACAGCAACATCTATTTCTTCGGATGTAAACACTTCAAATTTACCTTCAGGTGGAATAATTGTTTCTGTTGGTTCAAGCGGAGGATTTGGATATCAACCATTGGTATCCGCAGGTGGAACATCTGTAGTGTCAATATCAGGAACAATTCAATCTGTCAGTATCGGAAATAGTGGTTCCGGATATAGATCAAAATCAAAGTATGAAATTACAACTAAAACTTCTCAAGCAGTTGGTGTTGGTTCAACAATAGTTTATTTGGAAAATGACAATAGTATATTTAATATATTAAGTCTTTTAAATTCTGGTTCAAATTGCAAGATTGGCGTTGGAACTTTTATAGATTTAACTACAATTGTATCTGCAGGATCCACATTTATTTGTATTGGGGTTGGAAGTACAAGTAACTACATTATTCCAGCAGAAACTTCTACGGCTATTGAAATAGAAAATCCCCAAATTGGAATAGTGAATGTTGAAGTTGTTACCAGCTCTTCTGGAATTGCAACTTATACTCATGTTGGATTTGCTACAATAAGAAATGGTAATGTATCTTCTCCGGTTTTTATAACAAAAGTATCTTCGGGATATACTAACACAAATCCACCAAACGTTGTTTTTGATGATCCACAATCCTATTCGGATATTCCATTGATTTACAGTTCCAATTATGCTTCTGGCGGTGGATCAAATGCAACTATAGACATTGTTGTTGGACAAGGTTCTAGTGTTATAGATTTTGAAGTTAAAAATACCGGATATGGTTATGGAATTGGAAATGTTTTAACGATTCCTGTTGGAGGATTAGTTGGAATTCCTACAACTTCCGGATTTAAAGAATTTGAAGTCACAATTCAAAATGTTTTCTCTGATAAATTTAGTGGATGGTCTATTGGATCTTTACAAGTTTTTGATAGTATTGATAGATATTTTGATGGAAGGAGAGTTTCTTTCCCACTTTCTTTATCAGGAAACATAACTACCATAAATTCTTCTAAAGGATCAAAAATATCTCTCCAGGACACAATTTTAATCTTCTTAAATGATATTTTACAAGTTCCGGGTGAAGGATATACTTTTAATGGTGGCAGTGCAATAACATTTACAGAAGCACCAAAAGAAGGAGATCAGTCAAAAATTATTTTCTATAAAGGAAGTGGTGATGGCATCGATGTTATTTCCCGAGAAATTATAGAAACAGTTAAAATTGGAGATGATTTAAGAATTACTTATGATTCATCTCAGGGACAGTCACCTACTTTATCCGAAGACTTTAGAACAGTATATGATATCAAATCCACAGATTCAGTCAAAACAAATCCTTATTTTGGACCAGGTAACACTAACAATACTAACTTACTAAGACCAGTTGTTTGGTGCCGTCAAACTGAAGATAAGATTATTAATGAAAAAGTAGTTGGTAAGGATAGGGAAATTTATACCCCAAATATAAATCCATTTGCATACATCATTAAAAATGTAGGTATTGGTTCAACCGCAATTTATGTTGATAATTTGAAACCTTTCTTTAATGCTCAAAATGAAAATGACACTTCATTATCTTTCCAAAACAGTATAAAATTTATATCACAAGATACTATTTCTGGGGCAATTGGCACTGCAGTCGTATCCACTGCAGGAACAATTTCTTCAATTGTTATTAGTGATGGTGGTGTAGGATATTCAACTTCACCTACAATAAGCATTGGAAGCACTAATGGAATTGGAATTGGAACCACATCAACAGCCCTTGGAACAGTTTCAATTAGTATTGGTGGAACAGTAACTGGTGTAGCAATAACTAATCCAGGATTTGGATATACAACTTCTAGTCCGCCATCGGTTTTAATATCCTCACCTACACTAATTTCAGAAACAAATTCAGTTTCTTCTTATTCAGGAGACTCTGGAATAGTTGTTGGATTTGGAACAACAACTATTAGTACACAAACTCAACTAATATTTGATCTTTATATCCCACAAAATTCATATTTAAGGGATATTAAATATGTCGGTACAGCAGTGACTATTAGTTCTTTATCAAATAATGATTATTTTATTGTATATGACTCAAACGTTGGATCTTCTTCTACAACTTTAACTTCTCTTGATGTTTCTAACAACACTATTGGTATAGGAACTCAATTTGTAGATAATGTATATGAGGTAAATTCATCACAAATAGTATCTACCAATGTCAGTGGAGTGGGAGTTACTTATGTCAGGAGAGTTTTTGTAAAAATTTCAGAGAATTTTGCTTATGGTTCAGGAATTTCTACTTCAAATTATTTTGGATCTTATAGTTGGGGAAAAATTAATTTAAAATCTAGAACAGGAATAAATTCACACTCTTCCTATACTTTAAATGGTGTGTCAGGAATTTCAACTTCAACTATTGTTCAGAGATCTAATCCACTAAAATCAAAAAATTATGATATTTCAAATTGATGATAAATAGATAAAAAACTCTTAAAAATGTCCGCAATTATAACTGATCAAATTAGAATATTAAATGCTAAAAATTTTGTTGCTGGCGTAGCTTCAAATTCTTACTATTCTTTTATTGGTTTGCCTAATTCTTCAGATTATCAATCAGATTGGGACAGCAATCCTCCCTCACCAAAAGATAATTTCAATGAAGAAAATCAATATTGGGATAATATGATAGCATTGAAAAAAATTAATGCTAGTGATGTAAGGCAAGTTGTTACCAAAAAGGTTTGGTCATCTGGCACAACATATGATATGTATAGACACGACTATAGTTCTTCAAATATAACAAAAGTTACTGGTAGAACAAGTTTATATTCTTCATCATATTATGTTGTAAATAGTGATTACAAGGTTTATATATGTTTACAAAACGGAACTGATCCAGATAATCCAAACGGAAAACCTTCTTTAGACGAACCAACTTTTACCGATTTAGAACCAAGATCAGCCGGTAGTAGTGGTGATGGGTATATCTGGAAATACCTATACACTATAAAACCAAGCGAAGTTATAAAATTTGAAACCTCTGATTATATCCCAGTTCCACCAAACTGGGAGTCTGGTGTAGAAAATGCTGCCGTTAGAGATAATGCGGTAGATGGATCAATTAAAATTGTAACTATAAAAAATAGAGGAGTTGGTGTTGGGACTGCAAATACTCAATATACCAGAGTTCCAATAAAAGGTGATGGTGTAGGAGCAGAGTGTACAATAGTAATTAATGGTGATAGCAAAGTAGAGAGTATTACTGTTTCGTCTCAAGGATCGGGATATACTTACGGAAATGTGGATCTTAAAGCAGGTGGAGTTCCAACCGGATCTACAACACCATTATTTGATATTATTATTTCACCAAAAGGAGGTCATGGATATGATATCTATAGGGAACTGGGAGCATACAATGTTCTTTTATATTCTCGTATAGAAAATGACAATGAGAATCCTGATTTTATTACTGGAAACCAAATAGCGAGAATAGGCATTGTAGAAAATCCCAAATCTTCATCAAACCCAACTTCAAATTTAACAACAGATAAAGCAAGTGCGGTATATGCTCTCAAATTGATTGGAATTGGATATAGTTCGTCTACATTCATAGCAGACTCCACAATTACACAAACAATTTCAACTGGAACGACTGCTGTCGGTAGAGTTATAAATTATAATCAAACGACAGGAGTATTAAAATACTGGCAGGATAGGAGTATGTCGGGATTTAATACTGATGGAACCTCCCAAACAATCCCAAATTATGGATTTGAGTTGAATGAGTTTACGGGTTCGCCATTAACGGGAGGAAGTTTAACAATAGTTCCTTCCAGTGGATCGAATTTGACAATAGACTCCGGTTTTACTGGCATATCTACTGTAATAAATAGTAGAACCTACTATCTTGGTCAAAGTTTTATTGGTGGCGTATCTGTTCCTGAAGTTAAAAAATATTCAGGAAACATTATCTATGTTGATAATAGACCAGCAATAACCAGGTCATCCAACCAAAAAGAAGATATTAAAGTCATTTTGCAGTTCTAAGGAATTATGTCACAGCAAACGAATCTTAACGTAGCTCCATATTTTGATGACTTTGATCCAAACAATGATTATTATAGAGTATTATTCAAACCTGGTTACCCAGTACAGGCAAGAGAATTAACAACTTTACAATCAATATTACAAAATCAAATTGAAAAGTTTGGGCAACATTTTTTCAAAGAAGGTGCTAGGGTTATACCTGGAAATATTGGATATAATAGACTATACTATGCAGTCCAATTAAATAACACTTATCTTGGTGTTCCAGTTTCTGCTTATGCAGATCAATTGGTAGGTTCTAAAATTCTTGGTCAGACTTCTGGCGTAAGTGCTTATGTGGATAAAGTATTACTGCCACAAGATTCTGAAAATGGAAATTTAACCTTATATGTAAATTATATTAATTCCAGCATACAAAATAATAATACTCAACAATTTTCAGATGGGGAAACTTTAGTATGTGATAGAGTCATTGCATCTGGTCTTTTAGGTAACACAACAATAGAAGCAAATAGTCCATTTGCCAGCACACTATCAACAAATGCAACTGCAACTGGATCTTGTTTTTCGATTACCAATGGAGTTTATTTTGTTCGCGGGAACTTTGTTAATGTAGAAACGGAGACTTTAATATTAGATCAATATACAAATTCCCCAAATTATAGAGTGGGTTTATTTATATCGGAAGAGATTATAAATTCAAATATAGATGAATCTTTAAATGATAATTCTCAAGGATATAATAATTATGCCTCCCCAGGTGCAGATAGATTAAAAATTTCAGTAGGTTTATTTAAAAAATCTCTAAATGACTTTGATGACACTAATTTTATAGAATTGGCAACAATTCAAGATGGTGTATTAAAATCTACAAATAATTTTACATCATCTCAAAATTCCATATTTAATACAGAATTAAATAATGCTCTAGCTAGAAGAACATATGATGAATCGGGAGATTATTGTGTAAGACCCTATGAAGTTACTATATTAGAGTCATTAAATGATAACCTTGGAAATAGAGGTGTATTTGATAAAGGTCAGATAACCTACGGAGGTATGACACCTACTGATAATTTATCAGTGTATAAAATTTCTCCAGGAAAATCTTTTGTTCGTGGATATGAAATTGAAACATTAAATTCAACTTTTATTGATGTAGAAAAACCAAGAACAACAAAAACTCTAGAAAGTCAATCAATAAACTATAATACCGGACCAACTTTAAAATTAAATAGAGTATATGGTACTCCAGAAGTTGGATTTGGGAATACTTACGTATTGAGTTTAAGAGATAGTAGAGTTGGAGTTTCTTCTACTTCACCTGCAGGAAATGAAATTGGCGTAGCTAGAGTTTATGACTTTAGGTTAGAATCTGGATCATACAATTCATCGAATTCTAACATAAATCAATGGAATATAAGCTTATTTGATGTTCAGACTATTACAAATATCACATTGAATGTCTCATCAACATTTTCTGTTCCTACTTTTGTAAAGGGCAATAATAGCGGAGCAACTGGATTCTTAAAAGATTCCGTGACTGTTGGAACAGCTTTGACTTTATATGAGGTAAAAGGTTCTTTTATACCAAATGAGTCACTTTCATTTAATGGGGTTAATGATGGAAGAATAGCAATTGCAGTTACATCATATGGTATTTCTGATATAAAATCTGTTAGAGGAGTCGTTGGTTCAGGTTCTACATTTACAGCAGACGTAATTCAAACGCCTTCATTTTTAGTAGGTATTGCAACAATAACCCCATTTTCTGGAGTAAGCACTGTAAGAAGTTCAAATACTGCATTTCCAGGCAATATAGTTAAAATTGGGGATATTGTTAGATATTCAAATCTCAGTGCTTCTGCAGATCCAACTTTAGCAACAGTTGTAAGCGTTGGATCATCCACAGTGCAAATTGTTGGAGTTACAACTGTTACGGGAGTGGCAAGCGGAACAATTTCAACAACTTCTGTAACGTCTGTAACTGACTTGCAAATTTTATCAACTAGTTTAGAATCATCCAGCGATAACACTCTATATACAAAACTTCCTAAAAATAACATTTCTTCTGTTGACTTAACAGGGGCATCTTTGACCATAAGAAAAGTATATAATGTTGAAATATCTGCAAATAAAATAAACACAATATCTGCAGGTCAAAATGAAATCTTTTTACCATTTGATGAAGAAAGATATTCTTTAATAAGATCTGATGGAGCAACAGAACCACTTTCCTCAGACAAGATGGTATTCACTGAAGGTGGGACTCAATTAAAAATTTACAACTTAGGTAGTAATTCTTCAGCAAAACTAATAACCACATTAAGAAAGTCAAATCCAACGTCAAAAATTAAAGTAAAGAATAGAGTTAATTCAATCATAGTATCTAATTCAAAGTATAGTGGATCTGGAATAGGATCTACTACGTTGGGTAATGGATTAACTTCAGGTAGTTATCCCTTTGGAACTAGAGTTGAAGATGATATTATTTCTTTAAATACCCCCGATATAATTGAAATTCATGGAATTTTCGAATCAGTAGATAATTCAGACCCATCCGCACCTAAGATATCTCTCACATCTATTCGAAGTTCTTCAACAACTACTGCAGAATTATTGATCGGGGAATTGTTGATTGGACAAACAAGTGGATCCATTGCAATTTGTGTAGAAAAAATAAATGACTCTGATATTTCATTTATTTACAAAAATAATAATAGATTTAAAGAAGGAGAAACTGTTGTTTTTCAAGAATCAAATGTATCCGCAATAATTTCTACCCTAAGTTCACCAAGTTTTGAAATCTCTTCTAATTATAAATTCGATAATGGACAAAATTCAACTTTTTATGGATACGGTTCTATAGTTAGAAAACCATTTTCATATGAACCTACGAAAAAAATAAAAGTTTATTTTTCAAATGCATACTATGATGCAACTGATAATGGAGATGTAACGACTATAGCATCTTATAATCAATTTAATTATTCAAAAGAAATTCAAAGTGTTGATGGAATTTCAAACTCCGATATTATTGATATAAGACCAAGAGTTTCTTCCTATTCAGTAACAGAAAATTCCAGATCACCTTTAGAGTTTTATGGAAGATTATTTAATGGCGCTGGAAATTCTGCATCCAATATTCTTTCATCCGAAGAATCTATTTTAACGACATTTTCTTATTATCTTGGCAGAATTGATAGAATATTTCTTTCCAAGAATGGAACTTTCCAAGTTAAATATGGAACTCCTGCAGAAAATCCAAGAAAACCTATTCCCGTTGATGATGCTTTAGAAATAGCAACAATTTCTTTACCGCCATATCTATATAATGTTTCTCAGGCATCTATTCAATTCTTGGATCATAAGAGATATCAAATGACTGATATCAAACAAATTGAGAATAGACTTAAAAATCTTGAGTATTACACGGCTCTTTCAATATTAGAGTCAAATACAGTTAATTTATTTGTCCCAGATTCTGACGGATTTAATAGATTTAAGAGTGGTTTTTTTGTAGATAATTTTTCAACATTTAAGTCTCAAGACGAAACCATAGAAATTAATAATAGTATAGATGTAAAAAATAAAGAGTTAAGACCAAAACATTATACGGAATCTATTGATTTAATTTTTGGTCCAATAGTAGGTGCGAATCAAAGTGCTGACTTAGCGTTCTCTCCAATTGAAGGAATAAATGTTAGAAAATCCTCTGATATTGTTACTCTTGAATATGGTGAAGTTGAATGGATAAAACAAACTTCATCCACAAGATCTGAAAGTATTACTCCATTTTTAATTCCTTTCTGGCAAGGAACTATTGAAATGACACCCTCCTCAGATACTTGGGTTGATACTGCTACATTTGATTCAAAAATAACACAATTTGGAGAAAGTTGCACAGAGACTTTTTCAAAAATATCTAAAACAAAAAATATAAATGAGCAGAGTGGTTTTGCATCAATTTTATGGAACTCTTGGGGAACAAACTGGGTTGGTGTTGATATTTCTGAAGATTCAAATGAAAAAATTAATTCAGTAAAAGTTAATAATCAATTTGGAAGATTGTTGACAAAATCCAATACATCAACTACTGTTTTGCAAGATAATAAAAAGGAAGCAAGACAAACCCCATTAGACTCTAAAAAATATTTTAGATCTATTTTAAGCGATCAATTTGATACTACTTCGATTGGAGATAGAATTATAAGTAGAGACTTGATCTCATATATAAGATCAAGAAATATTCAATTTATTTCTAAAAAATTAAAGCCATCAACTCAATTATATGCATTTTTTGATGGAGTAAATGTAACAAGATACTGTATACCAAAACTTCTTGAAATTAGTATGATTTCTGGAACTTTTGAGGTTGGTGAAGATGTAATAGGAACTTCTTTAGATACTGGTCTTGGTCCAAATTTAAATAAATTCTCCCCAAAAATAACCTTTAGAGTTGCACAATCAAATCATAAAGAAGGTGAGTATGATAATCCAACTACAACATATTCAAATAACCCATATACCAATCAAATTTTACCAGAGTCGTACTCTTCAACATCAACAATACTGAATATTGATACTTTCTCTCTGGCAAATCAAACTCAAGGTCAATATGGTGGATGGATAGAAAGTGGAATGTCTCTTGTAGGCAAAACTAGTGGTGCAAGAGCTACTATTACAAATGTAAGGTTAATTACAGACTTGTCGTCTACTCTAATAGGAAATTTCTTTATTCCCGACCCAAATAATATAAATCATCCTAGATTTGAGGCAGGACCAAAAACCTTTACTCTTACCAACGATGAGCAAAATAACCAAAATGCATCATCAACAGTTGCGGAAGAATCTTTCATAGCATCTGGTATTTTAGAAATAACACAAGACAATGTAATTTCTGTGAGAAATACTAGAGTTGAAAATAAACAAGTATTTGAAAGTTCTAATACTAGCAGAACACTTGGAACGGAAACTGTTTTTGGTAAGCAAGGAAATAGTTTCAATACAAATGCTATTGTTGGTTGGTATGATCCCCTTGCACAGTCTTTCTTAGTTGAAGATGAAACTGGCATATTCTTGACAAAATGTGAAGTATTTTTCAGTTCTAAAGATGATATGGATATTCCAGTTTCTCTTCAATTGAGAACTATGAAAAACGGGACTCCATCCCAAAAAGTTTTACCTCTTTCAGAAATAGTATTAAACCCAACAGACGTTAATACTTCAAATGATGGATCCGTTGCAACAACATTTGAATTTAAAGCACCGGTTTATCTTGAAGGTGGACAAGAGTATGCAATTTGTTTATCATCAAATTCAACAAAATATAGTGTATATGTATCTCGTGTTGGAGAAATTGATCTCTTAACACAAACTCTTATTTCAAATCAACCATATCTTGGATTTTTATTTAAATCTCAAAATACTTCCTCTTGGGAAGCAAGTCAATGGGAAGATCTTAAATTTACTCTTTATAGAGCTGAATTTATAAATTCCGGATCTGTTGAATTATATAATCCAAAATTAAATGAAGGAAATGGACAAACTCCAATTCTCTCTCCAAATCCTTTAATTTTAAATTCAAGAAAAATCAGGATTGGAATCGGATCCACTTTACAGGATTCTGGGTTGTTAATAGGCAATACTATTTTGCAGAAAGGAACAAATGCTTCTGGTAATTTGACGGGATTTGCTGGTATAGCAACAGGAACACTGTCAATCAGTAACTCTGGAATTGGATATACTCCTTCCTCCGGAGGACTGACTTTTAACAATGTGAATCTTAGCACTATTACCGGAAAAGGAAAGGGTGCAATTGCAAATATAACTATTAGTAATGGCGTTGCTGTTGCTGCAACTGTTGTTAGTGGTGGATATGGTTATCAAGTCGGAGATGTTCTCGGAATAACATCAATTGGAGCAAGTCCAGCTGGTCGTGATTCAAAATTCTCACTAGTTTCTATAGCAAGCACAAACTTATTAATCTTAGATAATGTTCAAGGAGAATTTGTTGTTGGATCAGCAAAAACAATCCAGTATGTAAATAGTTCTGGAATAACAACTACCCTTAATAATTCCACAGGTGGTAATGTTCAAATATCAACTATTGATGTTGATAGTGATGGTCTTCATATTCAAGTTAACCACCAAAATCACGGAATGTATTTTTCAGATAATTTGGTAAAAATTTCTGGAGTTTTGCCGGATATTATTCCAACAAAGTTAAATGTAGAATATGATGCATCATCAACTAGTCCGATTTCTGTCGTCGATGCATCATCATTCACTACATTTGAAAATGTTGGTGTCGGAACAACAAATGCAGGATTCTTACTAATTGGAGATGAGATTATAAAGTATACTTCCGTATCCGGTAATCTTATTGGCGGAGATATTGAAAGAGGTTCAAATCCAATTACATATCCAACAGGAACTCCTGTTTATAAATATGAACTTGGTGGAATAAATCTTTCAAGAATAAATAAAACTCACGATTTAAATGATGTAACAATTGATAATCCAATTACATTTGATTCTTATTATATTAAACTTGATACCTCTGAAAAGTTTGATGTAGACAATGACGATAGAAGTGACGATACCGGTTACCCAAAACTTTATATCAATAAAACAAAATCTTCTGGTGGATATAATGTAAGATCTTCTCAAAATATTCCCTTTGAGATAATAACACCTATGGTTCAAAATCTTACTGTTCGTGGCACAACTATCAGTGCTGAAGTTAGAACAGTAACTGGTAGAAGCATCAGTGGCAATGAGGTTCCTTATCAAGATAGTGGATTTGAATCAGTTGTTTTAAATCAATCAAATTATTTGGATTCTCCAAGAATAATTTGTTCAGATGTAAATGAAGTTGAGCAACTTTCATCTATTCCAGAAAATAAGTCTATGAACTTACGTTTGTTTATGAGCACTACAGATACTAGAGTATCTCCAGTGGTTGACGCTCAGAGGATTAGTACTATTTTAACATCAAATAGAGTCAATAGTGTGATCACTAATTATGCCACTGATAATAGAGTAAATGGGATTGAAACAGATCCCACATCTTGCCAATACATATCTAAAGAAATTGTTTTAGAAAACTCCGCTTCATCCATAAAAATTGTATTGAACGCTTATATTAATGATAAATCTGATATTAGAGCATTTTATGCGACTAATAATTCTCAAGGATTTGATCCGATATTTATTCCTTTCCCAGGATATTCGAATTTAAATTCAAATAAACAAATCATTTCCCTAGAAAATAGTAATGGTCAATCTGATATTCTCATTTCGAAATCTAATAGTTATGATTTTGATAGTAGTTCCTTAGACTTTAAAGAATACACTTTCACTGCTGATAACTTGTCTGCGTTTAGATCATATAGAATTAAATTGCTACTAACATCAACTAGTCAGGTGTATGTTCCAAGAATAAAAGATTTGAGAGTAATTGCTTTAGCATGATATGAATTATTCGAAAATAGACGGTCACAGTGACTTATTGAGAGATTCAAATACAAATTCAATTATAAACACAAATTTATCCGAATACGAACAATATATTGCTAGACGTGAGGCAAAGGAACAAAAGAATCTTAAGATACAGTCAATAGAGGATGAAGTTGCTAATATTAAAAATGATATTGATGAAATTAAATTTTTATTAAAGGAGTTATTAAATGGATCCAAATGAAATTACATTAGAAAATCTAAGTAAAAGTTTTGAATATTTTAAGTTTGCATCAGAAATTGACAATATCGATGATATTGAAAATCTAAAAAATATTGCAAAATCTTATTTCAAATTATATTTGAAACAACAAGAAGTTTTGTTGAACTTAGATAGCACTCTAAAATAATTTCATAAATATCTTTAGGTAAAAGTAGATAAATGGCGCAACCTACTACTAGGCAAGAACTAATAAATTACTGCAAACGAAAACTGGGTGCGCCAGTTTTGGAAATTAATGTTGCAGATGAACAAATTGAAGATTTAGTTGATGATGCCATCCAATTTTTTCAGGAAAGGCATTTTGATGGAGTATATCCGACTTTTTATAAGTACAAGGTTACCCAAGATGATATAGATAGAGGAAGAGCTGGATACGCAAGCAATGCTAAAAGTGCGGTTGGTATAGCATCCACTAGTGCAACTACAAATATAGTTGGAACTGCAACAACATTTACTTTTTATGAAAATAGCAATTATTTGCAAATTCCACCAAACGTAATCGGCGTTAATAAAATATTCACTTTTGATAGTTCAAATACTATCACCCACAATATGTTCAGTGTTAAGTACCAGTTATTTTTGAATGACATTTACTATTGGGGAACTACTGAACTTTTAAGTTATGCAATGGTTAAAACTTACTTAGAAGATTTAGATTTCTTATTAAATACACAAAAACAAATAAGATTTAATAAAAGACAAGATAGATTATATTTGGACATTGATTGGAGTTCTGTTACTGATAACTACTATTTTATTGTTGATTGTTATGCGACATTAGATCCAAATGATTATTCTAGGGTTTGGAATGATTCTTTCTTAAAGCCATATTTAACATCTTTAATTAAAAAGCAATGGGGACAAAATATGATGAAATTTACAGGTGTTAAACTTCCCGGTGGAGTTGAACTTAACGGGAGGCAAATGTATGATGATGCCCAAAGAGAAATAGACATTTTAATGGAAAAAATGTCTAGTACTTATGAGCTTCCTCCATTAGATATGATTGGATAATATATGCTTAATCCCTTTTTCCTTCAAGGTTCTAAAACAGAGCAAGGTCTTATTCAAGACTTAATCAATGAGCAACTAAGAATGTATGGTGTTGAGGTTTATTATTTGCCAAGAAAATATGTTACAGAAAAAACTGTGATTAGAGAATTAATTGAATCCAGTTTTGAAAGTGCGTATCCAATAGAAGCATATGTTAATACCTATGAAGGATATGGAGATAATCCAACAATTTTATCAAAATTTGGAATTCAAGCATTAAATGAAATAACCTTAACAATATCAAGAGAAAGATTTAAAAATTATATTTCTCCTTTAATTAAAGATAAATCAAATATAAAGTTATCAACAAGACCAAAAGAGGGAGATCTAGTTTATTTTCCTTTAGGCGACAGGTTATTTGAAATAAAATATGTTGAACATGAAAAACCTTTTTATCAGTTACAAGGATTATATACATATGAATTGAGATGCGAACTCTTTAGATATGAAGACGAAGTAATAGAAACAGGCATCGAAGAGATTGATGATAATATCAATGGTACAGGTGAAGAGGAGACAAAACCTGTTGGGGTAGTTCAAAAACTTATCATGGTTGGCACCGCAGTAACAGCGACTGCTACCGTATCTATAGTTAATGGTGGAATTAGATCTATAACAGTCACTAACCGAGGAGGTGGATATACAAGCACTCCAACTGTTGGTATTTCTTCAGCACCAAGTGGAGGTAAAACAGCAACAGCGATTGCAAAAATGATAGGTGGTATTGTTGTATGTAATGATAACACAAATCCATCCGCACAGTCAGTTCAAAGTGTAGAAATAACTAACGCTGGATATGGATATACAACAACACCCGGAATAAGATTTATTGGCGGAGGAGGAAGTGGAGCTACAGGAATAGCATCAATAGGAAATGGTATAGTTGGAATTATAACAGTTACTAATTCTGGTTCTGGGTATGTTAATTCACCTATAATTACATTTACTGGAATATCGACAGTTTCTGCTGCGGCTACTGCTATTGTTTCTGCAGCGGGAACAATAGCAGCAATTCACATAACAAACTCTGGACTTGGATATACACAATCACCTACAATTACTATAGGAAATCCATCAATAAATTCATCCGGAACTTTCATATTTAATGAAACAGTGACAGGATCTCAAAGTGGAACTACAGGAAGAGTTAGATCTTGGAATTCAACAACTAATGTTTTGGAAGTATCAAATGTTGATGGTCAATTTGTTGCGGGAGAAAATATTATTGGGACTGCTTCAAGTGCATCACATTATCTAAGATCTATCGACACGTTAATAGTTAAAGATGGATTTACTGCAAATGATGATATAGAAGAAGAAGCAGATGAAATCGTAGACTTTAGTGAGAAAAATCCTTTTGGGATGCCATAAACCATAAATAAAAGTTATTATGATTAATTAATAGGAATTATAAAAAGTATGTTTGAGTATTTTTATCACCAAATTTTAAGAAGAACCGTAATTGCCTTTGGTTCTTTATTTAATGATATTAGTATTAAACATACTAATAATAATGGAGTTGTAGTTAGTTCAATTAAAATTCCTCTTGCGTATGGACCAACACAAAAATTTCTTGCAAGATTAGAACAATCTCCAGATTTAAACAAACCAGTTCAAATTACATTACCAAGAATGTCATTTGAATTTACTGGGTTAACTTATGATTCAGCGAGAAAATCAACAACAACACAAACCTTTACCGCAAAATCTGCTACTGACGGAACAGAAACAAAAAAAATATATCTACCAGTTCCATATAATATGCAATTTGAACTTAGTATTATGTCTAAATTAAATGATGATGCTTTGCAAATTGTTGAGCAAATTTTACCTTATTTTCAACCGGCATATACAATGTCGGTTGAATTAGTCGATGGTATTAATGAAAAAAGAGATGTTCCAGTCGTTCTTGAAAATATCACAATGCAAGACGATTATGAAGGAAACTTTACAACAAGAAGAGTATTAATTTATACACTAAGATTTACTGTTAAAACATATCTTTTTGGTCCGATTTCTTCTGCAACAAAAGATATTATCAAAAAAACCACAGTCAGTTACATTACTGGAGATACCACATCTTCTCCAACAAGAGAAGTTGTTTACTCTTCAGAACCAAGAGCAACCAAAAATTATACTGGAACTGTTGTAACAAATATTTCCAAAGATGTAACAACTGAAGACATATTAATCACTGTAGATAATGCAAGTTCAATTTCAACAAATACATATCTCGATATAGAAGGTGAAGAAGTTTTTGTAAGGTTAAAAACTGGAAATATTCTCACCGTAGATAGGGGTAGAGATGGAACTAATATTACATCACACTTAGCAGGTGCTCAAGTCAAGTCCATTACTACCTCAGATAACTTATTAATCGAGGATGGCGATGATTTTGGTTTTGGTGGATCTAATTCTTGATAAGTTATGAAAATGACAAAAAAGTTTGACAAATTAAATGACACTTTTAATGTAAGTGGAGAAATAGTTTCTACTGAAGTGGAATCTTCGATTGAAAAAGTAGAAAAAATATCGTCAGGCGTGGATGATATTAAAAAGGACTATGAGTATACTAGGGGAAATTTATATTCAATAATTGAAAAAGGACAAGAAGCTATTAATGGAATTTTAGAGTTGGCGCAGGAAAGTGAAATGCCTCGCGCATATGAAGTTGCCGGTCAACTTATTAAAAATGTTGCGGATGCGACTGATAAATTAATGGATCTCCAAAAGAAACTTAAAGACGTTGAAGAAGAAAAACAAAAGGGGCCAACAACAGTTAATAATGCATTATTTGTAGGATCAACTGCAGAATTAGCAAAATTGTTAAAACAACAAACTCAAAATGAAGACATTTAAACAGTTTCAAGAAGACTGGAGTAATAAATACAAGAAGAGTATTGATTGCTCGAATCCAAAAGGATTTTCTCAGCGTGCTCATTGTGCCGCAAGAAGAAAGAGAGCAAAAGGTGAAGAGACTAAATCAAAACCAATTGAGTAATGCCCCAAATCAAGTCACATAAAACAGTCGAACAAATTGCAAAGAAACATCGTCTTGATGTTTCTTTCATACAAAAGCAACTTGATATGGGTGAACCCATCGAACATGAACATACAAAAGATCATGAACTTGCAATGGATATTGCACTTCAACATCTTGATGAAATTCCAGACTATTATACTCGTTTGAAAAAAATGGAAGCAGATGCCAAAAAGCATCATAAAAAATTTAAAGATGTAAAAGAAGAAACTAAATCTGGAGATGAAGGTCTTCACGATTGGTTTAATAAATCAAAGTCAAGTGACGGTAAGAAAGGATGGGTTCAACTTGGAGGAAAGTGGGCAGGAAAACCTTGTGCTCGTCAACAAGGTCAAACTTCCACCCCTAAGTGCGGAAGTTCTAAGATGAGTAAAACACTTTCTAAAGACGAAGAAGAAAAAGCAAGACGTAGAAAAAATATTCAAGACCCAAATCAACCAGAAAAAACTGGCGGAGCAAAACCAACTAACGTAAGAACTGAAGAGATGAATCTACAAGAAGTTAAAGACAAACCAGGTAAAAGTAGTGGCAAAAAAGATGCTTGTTACCATAAGGTAAAGTCTCGTTATAGTGTTTGGCCTAGTGCGTATGCATCTGGAGCACTAGTCAAGTGCCGTAAGGTTGGTGCAGATAACTGGGGAACCAAGTCCGAAGCAATGGAAGAACAAAGATATTGCCCATTATGCGATAAAAGAGAAACTAGATCCGAATGTTCTTACGGGGGAAAGGCGTGGGATAAAGTTTCTGTAAAAGATCATGAGTATTCAATGGCTAGGTCTGAAATTGAATCTATTATAAATGCAGCAGAAAGACTTAAATCAAAAGTTGCAAAAGGTGAGGGCAGTCTCGAAGCATGGGTCCAGTCCAAAATAACTAAAGCTGCGGATTATATTGATACTGCAGCAGATTATGTTGCTAGTGGAGAAATGGAAGAATCGGTTGGTTATAAAATAAATCCAGAATCTCATTCGTCGCAAAAATTATCATCAGCGGCAAAAAAAATTGATAGGATGACAACAACACAACAAGCACAATTGCCACCAAAAGCAAAGCAAATAGTCGGCACAACTTTACCTAAATTTGAAGAAACCCTAGTTGATAAAATTACAAGTGAAATTGTAATCGAAAAATGCTGGCCTGGTTATAAAAAGAATGGTATGAAAATAATGTTTAGGAAAAGTTATCCAAATTGCGTAAAAGTAGAGGATGTAACTATTGAGGATGCAGATGGAAATACTTTCGCGGAAATAGTTGATATAATTAATCCTGAACTTATCAGGGGATTTAAGTCTCAAGTAGATGAGGCGACTAGGATGCAAGCACAAACCGGAAATGTAATTTCAGCGACTCTTTCATGGAGAGGAAAATATTACTCACTTAAATTGTTTTTCCCTCAAGTCAAACTTCCCACTCGCAAAGAAATTAACGATGAGATTCAAAAAGTTTATCCGAATTGTAATTTAGTGTATCATTCTGTATCTGAACTTCAACCAGGACAACCTCTTATTCAGGCGTTTGGTCCACAAGGTGGAAGTTTTGCAAGTCCGGGACCTAGTAAAAAATATATAAAACCTTATGGCGAACAAGTGGAATTTGGGGAGGATTGGCAATCAGTCAATCGTAAAGATAAAACTGATGGGTTAAGTCAAAAAGCGGTAAATGCATATCGTAGAGAAAATCCAGGATCAAAACTTCAAACCGCAGTAACTGAGAAGAATCCAAGTGGAAAAAGAGCACAACGTCGTAAGTCATTTTGTAGTCGTATGTCTGGAATGAAGAAAAGATTAACTTCGGCAGAAACTGCAAGAGATCCAGATTCAAGAATCAATAAAGCACTTCGTCGTTGGAATTGTAATTAATAGGTAGGTTTTTGTTATGTCAAATGATGTATATCTTGGTAACCCGTTACTAAAAAAAGCAAATACTCCAATCGAATTTACCCAAGAACAAATTCTTGAGTTTGTTAAGTGTAAAGACGATCCTGTTTATTTTGCTAAAAATTACGTAAAAATTGTTACTCTTGATCATGGTCTACAAACTTTTACTCCATATCATTTTCAAGAAAAGTTAATTAATAACTTCCATAAGCATAGATTTAATATTTGCAAGATGCCACGACAGACTGGCAAATCAACTACTGTTGTGTCATTTTTGCTTCATTATGCAGTTTTTAATGATAATGTAAATATTGGTATCCTTGCAAACAAGGCAGCTACAGCAAGAGAACTTTTGGATAGACTTCAAACTGCATATGAGAATCTACCAAAATGGATGCAACAGGGGATTATCTCCTGGAACAAAGGTTCTCTTGAATTAGAAAATGGATCTAAAATCTTGGCAGCATCAACATCCGCATCTGCTGTCCGAGGAATGTCATTCAACATTCTATTTTTGGATGAATTTGCGTTCGTTCCAAATCATATTGCAGATTCTTTTTTTGCATCCGTTTATCCAACTATTACTTCAGGTAAACAGACTAAGGTAATTATAGTTTCTACTCCACATGGTATGAATCACTTTTACCGAATGTGGCACGATGCTGAAAAAGGTAAGAATGAATATGTGTTCACGGATGTTCATTGGAGTGAAGTTCCCGGACGAGATGAAGAGTGGAAAAAACAAACGATTGCAAATACCTCTGAGCAGCAATTCAAGGTTGAGTTTGAGTGTGAATTCTTAGGATCAGTAGATACTTTAATCGCCCCATCAAAACTCAGATCTCTCGCGTATGATCACCCCAAGACTCGCAGCGCGGGTTTAGATGTTTATGAGGATCCTATTCAAAACCATGATTATCTTATTACTGTAGACGTTGCTAGAGGTGTTGGAAATGATTATTCTGCATTTACTGTTGTTGATATTACTGAATTTCCGCATAAAGTAGTTGCAAAATATAGAAATAATGAAATTAAACCAATGCTATTTCCGAGCATTGTTCACGAAGCTGCAACTGCATATAATAATTCTTACATTTTATGTGAGGTGAATGATGTAGGAGATCAGGTAGCAAGTATTCTTCAATATGATTTAGAATATAATAATCTTCTTATGTGTTCTATGAGAGGAAGAGCCGGTCAAATTGTTGGGCAAGGATTTTCGGGTAAGAAGACTCAATTGGGGGTTAAGATGTCCAAAACGGTTAAAAAAGTTGGATGTCTTAATTTAAAGACTATGGTAGAGGAAAATAAACTTTTCCTAAACGACTATGATATTATAAGTGAACTTACAACTTTTATTCAAAAACATAATTCATTTGAAGCTGAAGAGGGTTGTAATGATGATCTTGCTATGTGTTTGGTAATTTATGCCTGGTTAGTAGCACAGGACTATTTTAAAGAACTTACTGATCAAGATGTTAGAAAAAGATTATATGAAGAACAAAAAAATCAAATAGAGCAAGATATGTCTCCATTTGGTTTTATTTCGGACGGTTTAGATAGTAGTAGTTTTGTTGACGTTGATGGCGATAGATGGTTTGTTGATGAATATGGAGATATGGCTTATATGTGGGAGTATAATTGATGGATCTAGACAAACAAATAAAATTGAGTCATTTGTTACTTGTGGATAGAAAATGTAGAGTATGTGGGGAAATGAAAAATCTTATAGATGGGTTTTACAGAACACGCAAAGATAGAGGTCCAGTTGCATCATCATATTCATATGAATGTAAAGACTGTACAGTAAAACGCATTGTCACTAATAGAATAAAAAGTAGTGTTTTTGATAAATGGGAATATCCTGACTGGTAATTTGTTCACGTCACATTTCCCCCGCGAAAAGTAACTTTTTAATAAATATTTTTTAGATAAACTGAGACTTCACGGAGAAAAACATGGCGACTCCTCAATTATCTCCAGGCGTACTCGTCAGAGAGGTTGATTTAACAGTAGGAAGAGCTGATAATGTCTTAGATAATATCGGTGCGATTGCAGGACCCTTCCCAATCGGACCAGTTGACTTTCCAATTGATATTACTACAGAACAAGATTTAATCAACGTATTTGGCAAACCACTTTCAACAGACTCCCAGTATGAATACTGGATGAGTGCATCATCTTTCCTTTCATATGGTGGTGTTCTTAAAGTCGTAAGAACTGGTGGGTCATCTCTCAATAATGCCAATGCTGGTGTTGGTGCTGCATATACAACATCTTTAGATATTGATAATTATGATGATTATATCAATAATCACTCAGACGGTAACAATTTTACGTTTGCTGCTAAGAATCCAGGATCTTGGGCAAATAACTTAAAGGTATGCGTGATTGATGATCTGGGAGATCAAATTATTGGTATCACAACAACAAACCCAGGTGCTCTTGGAGCAGCAATTGGTTATGGAGTAACAACAACACTTACATCAACAGTTCTTGCTGGATCCGGATCTACTTCTCTATTTACTGGTTATCTAAAAGGAATTATCACCGGTGTTACTACTGATGCAACAAATAGCAACAGTAATATCACAGTAAGAATTACATCAAGAGTATCTTCCGGCGGAACGGAGACTAGAATTAATTACGCGGAGGGATCATCTACAGCAGCGTTTGCAGCAGCACAAACAATTAACTTTATCAACTCTTCAGGTATTTCTACTGGAAGTGCGACAGTTGCTTCAGTCTCTGATTGGTATAATCAACAAACTTTAGGATTAACTAACACGACTATTTACTGGAAGTCAATTGCACCAAAACCCGTTTCAAATAGATATTCTCTTGATAGAAACGGCAAAAATGACGCAATTCACGTAGTTGTAGTTGATGACTTAGGAACCATTACTGGCAATCAAGGAACAATTCTTGAGAAGCATTTAAGTCTATCGAAAGCACTTGATTCAGTTTCTGCAGTAAATTCTCCGCAAAAGATCTGGTACGAACAATATCTTGCAGATTTCTCATCGCAAGTTTATGCGGGAGGGAATCCATCAAGCGCGGCAGATTCTTATTGGGGAACTGCACCAAGAGCTACTGGATTTACTACTTATTCCGGTGTTGCATCGGCATCATTTACTCCAATCACAACTGCAAATGGACTATGGGGAGCGAATGCACAGGATGTAACTTTTAGTGCAATTGGAAACGTAACTTATGCACTAGGTGGAGGTGTTGACTATTCTGCTTCAGGTGGAATGAAAGCTGCTCTTGGAGACCTTATTACTTCATATGAAAAGTTCTCAAATAAAGATGAAGTTCAAGTTGATTATTTAATCATGGGCCCTGGAATGGATTCTCAAGCAGATTCTCAAGCAAAAGCAAGTTATTTGATTTCTCTTGCACAACAAAGACAAGATTGTGTTGCAACCGTTGGGCCACATAAATCTGATTTAGTTGGATTGACGAATACAACTACGCAGACAACCAATTTAATTAAATACTTTAGTTCACTTCCATCTTCATCATATGCAGTTTTTGATAGTGGATACAAGTATACTTATGATAGATTTAACAATAAGTTTGTTTATATTCCTTGCAATGCTGATGTTGCAGGTTTAATGACAAGAACAAATATTGTTGCATATCCTTGGTTCTCTCCTGCTGGGCAGCAAAGAGGTATTATTAATAACGCAATTAAACTTGCTTATAATCCAAGTAAAGCTCAGAGAGATCAACTTTATCCCCAAAGAATTAATGCAATTGTAACTCAACCTGGTGTTGGTACTCTTCTTTTTGGAGATAAAACTGCACTTGGATATGCTTCTGCTTTTGACAGAATCAATGTTCGTCGCCTTTTCCTTACTATTGAACAAGCATTACAAAGAGCTGCTCAAGCACAACTCTTTGAATTAAACGATGAGTTAACGAGAGCAAACTTTAAGAACATTGTTGAACCATATCTCCGAGACGTTCAGGCAAAGAGAGGTCTTTATGGATTTCTCGTTGTTTGTGATACAACAAACAATACTCCAGACGTTATTGATAACAATGAATTTAGAGCGGACATTTACCTGAAGCCCGCCAAATCTATTAATTATGTCACTCTTACCTTTGTTGCGACACGCACTGGAGTAAGTTTTGAAGAAGTTGCAGGTACTGTTTGATTTTAGTCAATAAATAACCCAAGGAGGTAATCAATCGTGGCAAGACTCAAAACAATCTCCCAATTTAAGAGTGCTTTAAGTGGTGGTGGCGCTCGTCCCAATTTGTTCGAAGTTGAACTAACCACTTTCCCAACTGGAATTTCTTGGGATGCAGATAAATTCAAGTATCTTTGCAAAGCAGCTGCTCTTCCCGCATCAAATATTGCAGCAATTGACGTTCCTTTTAGAGGAAGAATTTTTAAAGTTGCTGGCGATAGAACAATTGATACTTGGACTGTTACCATCATCAATGATGAAGACTTTAAACTAAGAAGAGCATTTGAAGCCTGGACCGAACTTATTGCTAAATTAGACAATAATTTAGGTGCTACCCAACCAGCAGCTTACATGAGTAATGCTACTGTCTATCAACTAGGAAGAGGTTCTCAAATAAACAGCACTACTAATGCTGGTTCGGATAGTTCTATCTTAGCTGCATACAAGTTTGTTGATATTTTCCCAACCTCCGTCTCCAATATTGATCTTTCATATGATAGTGGTGATACTATTGAAGAATTCACCGTAGAATTCCAAGTTCAATCTTACGAAATTATTGGTGGAACCACTGCAGCGCGAACTTAATAAATAGTGCAAAGGTAAGGGTAAAAAATAAATCATGGCAAGATTGTTTGGTTTTTCAATTGAAGATACAGAACCACTGTCTCCAAGTACGGTCAGTCCAGTTCCTCCCAATAATGAGGACTCGACTGACCACTACTTAAGTAGTGGTTTTTTTGGTTCTTACGTTGATATTGAAGGTGTATATAGGACTGAGTTTGATTTAATTAAACGATATCGAGAAATGGCACTTCACCCAGAATGCGATAGTGCGATTGAAGATATCGTAAATGAAGCAATTGTATCAGACACAAATGATTCTCCAGTAGAAATTGAATTATCAAATTTAAATGCTAGTGATGGTATTAAGAAAAAAATCAGACAAGAATTTAGACATATTCTTTCACTTTTAGATTTCGACAAAAAATCTCACGAAATTTATAGAAATTGGTACGTTGATGGAAGAATTTATTATCACAAAATAATTGATTTTAAAAATCCACAGGAAGGAATTCAAGAACTGCGTTACATAGATCCCATGAAGATGAGATATGTAAGACAGCAGAAAAAAACTGATAAAGATAAGTATAGACTTGCCAATATTAATGCAGATAATCCAATGGATTTTGAATTTCCTCAAATTGAGGAATACTTTATTTACAATCCAAAAATGACTTATCCAGCAAGTAATCCATCATCTCTTGGTGGAACTGCTGGTATCAAAATGACCAAAGATTCCATTACTTACTGCACATCAGGTCTTGTAGATAGAAACAAGGGATCAACTCTTTCATATCTTCATAAAGCAATTAAATCACTCAATCAACTAAGAATGATTGAGGATAGTCTTGTAATCTATAGATTGTCTCGTGCTCCGGAGCGTAGAATTTTCTACATTGATGTGGGCAATCTACCAAAAGTAAAGGCAGAACAATATCTTCGCGATGTTATGATGCGTTATCGCAATAAACTTGTTTACGATGCATCAACGGGAGAGATTCGTGATGATAAGAAATTTATGGCAATGCTTGAGGACTTTTGGCTTCCAAGGAGAGAGGGTGGTAGAGGAACTGAAATTTCTACTCTTCCTGGGGGTCAAAATCTTGGAGAAATTACCGATATTGAATACTTCAAAAAGAAACTTTATCGTTCATTGAACGTTCCTCCTTCAAGAATGGATGGAGAGGGTGGATTTAATCTTGGACGCTCATCGGAAATTCTGCGTGATGAAGTTAAATTCAGCAAGTTTGTTGCTCGTTTAAGAAAAAGATTTTCTTATATGTTCCACGATATGCTGAAAACTCAGTTAATTCTCAAAAATATTATTACTCCAGAAGATTGGGAAATTATGCAAGAGCATATTCAATATGACTTCTTGTATGATAATCATTTTGCAGAGCTCAAGGATGCAGAACTTTTGAATGAAAGATTAAATATGGTTCAAATTGCAGAACCATATGTTGGAAAATATTTTTCCCAAGACTATCTGAGAAGAAAAATTCTACGTCAAACCGATGAAGAAATTATTGAACAAGATAAAATTATGAAGAAAGAAATTGAAGATGGAATTATTCCTGATCCTAACGCGCCAGTTGATCCAATGACAGGTATGCCTTTGGATCAAACCTCACAAATGGATCTTGGTCAACCAGTAATGGAACCAAATATTGATGCTCAAGGTGCAGCAACAGAGGCAAGTGGGAAAATAGCAGAAATGCCCAAGGGCGGTGAAATATAAATAAAGAAAATTACTTAGGTATTAACAATGGATGATCTTTTAGATATGATTGCATCTGATGAGTCTCCCGCACAGATTAGTGATAAGATTAAAGAACTTTTATTCACAAAGTCTGCTGAAAAAATTGACGAATTTCGCCCAGCAGTTGCAATGAATATGTTTGGTCAAGAGGAACAAGAAGAGGAATGATATGAAATCTTTCAAGCAATTTATCTCAGAATCAGTTAATATTGCTGGCGATTTCACAGGAAATCTTTATATTGGTGCTCAATCAGAACAACCACAGCAAGTCGGTGAAGGATATGTTGCCGACGTAATGTGGCAAGGAAGTTTATATCGTTTAGAGTTAGTAACTAAAACTGGAGTTCCTTCTCCAAGAGAACTAGGTGAGCAACTACAATCTGATTATCCGGGTGCTGTTGTTCATCAAATTTATCCAGTGATGGAAAAAAACTTTAATATCAAAAACGTACAAAGATACCACCCATCAAAGTTAGAATGGATTGATTGATAAATGGCTCAGTGGAATAAGAATAATCAAGATTATCTAAACCAAGAGCGTACACTATTTGAAGTGTACATGCAGGCAGATAGATATGGTGAAATCTTTGATCCAGTCGGTCAAGGTTTTAATGGTGACTTATTTGGAAGAGTCAAAGTATCAAATCCATATACACTTTTTGACTCTACTCATAGATATTCTCAGGACGGAGATTTTGATGATGTAGTTCTTGGTGCAGGTTCTACAGTAGGAATCATAACCGAACAAAGCACCGCAACATTAGGAATAGGAACCACTGCAGGATGTTCTATTATTCGTGAAAGTAAAAGAGTATTTTCATATCAACCAGGCAAGTCGTTACAAGTTCTTCAGACATTTGTATTTAATCCTGCAAAGGAAAATCTGGTTCAGAGAGCAGGATATGCATCATCCGAAAATGGTTTGATGATAGAACTTAATGGTTCGCAACTTAATATTATTAAGAGAACTGCAATATCTGGTGTTGGAACAACAATTTCAGTTCCACAATCAGAATGGAATCGTGATACTTTAGATGGTTCTGGTCCGAATGAATCTAATCCAAGTGGTATCGCTTTAGATATGACTAAGGCACAACTTATGTTTAGTGAATATGAGTGGTTAGGTGTGGGATGTGCAAGAATTGGATTTGTAAATGCAAATGGAAAGTTTCACACTGCACACGTTTTTAATCACGCAAACACTCTTGATAGTGTTTATATGACAACTGCATCTCTTCCAGTTCGTTATGAGATTCTAAACACAGGAATCACAACATCTGCATCTACAATGAAACAGATTTGTGTATCTATTCAGAATAATGGTGGATATGATAAACTTCAAGCAAGAGATATTGCAAGAAGAACTACATTAAGGACTGGCATTGGTGTCACTACTTTTGTTCCTCTTATAAGTATTCGTCTTGCACCAGGAAGAGAAGATGCAATTGTTCTTCCTAGAGGAGTTAAGTCAGTTTTTGATTCTACTGCGGGTGCAATTTATGAACTTGCGCTAATTAAAAATGCAACTCTATCAAATGTAGGGGCATTAGTTTGGTCATCAACATCATCACAAAATGTTCAGTATAATACTGATGCAACTACATTAACTGGTGGGACAATAATTTTTAATGAAATGAGTTCTACTTCAAACAAAGTTGCTGGACAATTAGATATTGAAGCATTGTATAACTGGGACTTACAATTAGGAAGAACTCAAAGTAAAGTCAGTGATATTATGACTGTTGCAGTAAGATCAATATCTGGAACCTTTGATGCTACTGCTTCTATTGATTTTTTTGATCTAACTTGATTAAATAATAAATAACTAAAAGTGTACTATAAAAATAATGGCTCATAGACCAGTTGGGGCAGGATCCTCATTTACCTTTAGTGCAGGAACTGCAACCACATCATCTTCATTTTCAGTTCAGTCGAGTGTTTTGAGAGTAGTTTCTGTTAGTGGCGGTGCTCATATAGCAGTTGGTGCAACTCCTTCAGCAACTAATACGGATTATTATGTTCCTTCTGGAGGAGAAGCGACTCTTGCATTAACCAAAGCATCTAATCGTGTTGTTGGCGTTACAACAGGAACCACAACAACAGTCATAGTTCCGGAGGGAACCCAAGTTCCTTTTGGTGTTGGTGATTATGTTACATTAACTGCAACGGGTCAATCATATTATGATTTTACTCATCAAAGAGTTTTGTCAGTTGATACCACTGCAAATGTAAATGGATATTATCAGACAAGAATGACTGTTAACTATAATTCAAGTGGTATTGTAACTGCATTTTCTTCTGCAGATGCAACTATTATCAATTCCAATAAAGTTTCTGCATACGGTGCTGGTTCAGGAACTCTCTATTACCAACAAGTTCAAATCTCAGGAGTCGCCTAAAATGAAACTCATCACCGAAGAAATTGAATCAGTAGAAGTTATTACCGAAAATGTAAACGGCAAAAAAACTCTTTACATTCAAGGACCTTTCCTTCAAACTGAACAACCTAATCGCAATAACAGAATATATCGTATGCCTGTTATGGAAAGAGAGGTTAAGCGTTATACTGAACAATATGTGAATAAAGGGCGTGCTCTTGGTGAGTTAGGACATCCCGATGGTCCAACAGTAAATCTTGATCGAGTTTCTCATAAAATCGTATCTCTTACTCAAGAGGGAAATAATTTTATTGGTAAAGCACAGATTCTTTCCACACCAATGGGTAAGATTGCAGAGTCACTTCTTAAAGAAGGAGTAACTCTTGGAGTTTCTTCTCGTGGTATTGGATCCGTAAGACCAACTAAAGAAGGATATAATGAAGTTGGTGAAGATTTTATGCTTGCGACCGCTGCTGATATTGTAGCGGATCCTTCTGCACCTGATGCTTTTGTTCAGGGAATTATGGAAGGTAAGGAATGGGTGTGGGATGGTGGAATGTTAAGAGAAAAGGTTGCAGAAAACACACAAAGAAGAATAAATACTCTAGTTAATGAGGGTATTCTTGAGGAATATAAGTTATCGCTATTTAATGAGTTTTTAAACTCATTGTAATTTATTAAATTATAAATAAATATAGTTTATAACTAAAGGTTAAACGGAGAGTTCAAATGTCTCGTGGAGATTTACAAGAAATGGAAGTAGGCACTAAGCAATCCAGAACCGCTGTCAATGCTAATGCTAAAGCAGCGGATGCAATGCCACATCTTTCTGGTGCAACACCAGGACAAACTGGAGGATGGGAAGATCTTGGTGGGCCAGACCCTTCTAACTATCGTTCTACTGATGATTCAGCAAAATTAAAAACACCCGGAGGAACCCTTAAGCAAGTTAAGGATGTTGTCACCAAAGGTGCCAAACCCGCTGAAGCAATGAAAGGCGTAAAGGAAGAAGAAGAACTCGAAGATGAAGACCTCATCGAAGAAGAAATTGAAGAAGAAATCGTAGAATCCAAAGAAGAAGAGGAAGAAGAAGAGGAAGAGGGCGGTAAGAAAAAAGGTAAAAAAGAAGAGGAAGAAGAGGAAGAAGAGGAGATGGAAGAAGAGTTTGACATCGAAGAAGATGTCAATGCTCTTCTAGAAGGCGAGGAACTTTCCGAAGAGTTCCAAGAAAAAGCACGCACCATCTTTGAAGCCGCTCTTCGTTCTAAAGTCTCTCAAATTCAAGAGGCAATCGAAGAGCAGTATGCTGTTGCACTTGCAGAAGAAGTAGAAGAAATTAAATCTGAACTTTCTGAGCGTGTAGACGCATATCTTGAGTATGTTGCTGATGAGTGGATGCAAGAAAATACACTCGTCATTGAACAAGGTCTTAAGACTGAAATGACCGAATCATTCCTTCAGGGAATGAAGGGTCTTTTTGAAGATCATTATGTAACAATCCCTGAAGATAAATATGATGTGCTTGAAAGCATGGTAGAAAAACTTGATGAAATGGAGACAAAACTCAACGAGCAAATCGAGAAAAATGTTTCCCTAAACAAGCGTCTCGCAGAGTCGGTTGCTGATGGAATCTTTGAACAAGTCACTGAAGGTCTTGCAGACACTCAGAAAGACAAGCTCGCTTCACTTGCCGAAAGTGTTGAGTTTGAAAGTGAAGAAGAATATCGTGAAAAAATGGAGACCTTAAGGGAAGCATATTTCCCATCAAGAGCAGTTTCTCCAAATGCAAGAACTGAAAATCTGTCTGAGGGTGTAGATAGTTCTCCAGAGTTCGTCTCTGGTTCAATGTCTAGATATCTGAAGACTCTTTCAGCATTCAGCAAATAATTGAATTTAATATAATTCAAACCAAAACAAGAACACTTTAGTAAAAGGTAAAACGCAAATGTTCCATTCCGAGCATCTGCAGGAAAAGTGGGCACCTCTCCTCAATTATGAGGGTGGAATCAAAGATTCACATCGTAGAGCTGTAACCGCTGTCCTGCTCGAAAACCAAGAAAAATTCCTTCGTGAGCAATCTGCTTTCGAACAATCAGGATCATTCCTCACAGAGGCAGTTCCAACAAATAGTGCTAACGCCGATGGCGCTAGTGGTGGTTTTAGTGGTAGCGCCGCTGCTGGTGGTCCTACTGCAGGTTTCGATCCAGTACTGATCTCATTGATCCGTCGTTCGATGCCTAACCTGATCGCTTATGACGTTGCAGGCGTTCAGCCAATGAGTGGCCCCACTGGACTCATCTTTGCAATGCGCTCACGCTATACTGATCAGTCTGGCACTGAAACTTTCTACAATGAAGTAGATTCTGCATTCTCTGGTCAGAATAAAGGACTCACTAATGTTGGTTTTGGTAGCACAAACTCTGGTATTGGTACTTCTGCACAGGCAGGAACCAATCCAGGAGCACTAAATCCATCAACAAATACAACTCAAACTGCATACAACGTTGGTCAAGGTATGTTGACCGGCGATGCAGAAAATCTTAGTGGTGACGGCAATGATGCCTTTAACCAGATGGCATTCTCGATCGAGAAAGTCACTGTTACCGCAAGATCACGCGCCCTGAAAGCTGAGTATTCACTTGAGCTTGCTCAAGACCTTAAGGCAATTCACGGTCTGAATGCAGAAGCTGAGTTGGCAAACATTCTGTCAACTGAGATTCTTGCCGAAATCAACCGCGAAGTTATCAGAACCATCTATAAGACTGCAGAAACAGGTGCTGTTCAAAACACGGCAACTGCTGGCATCTTTGACCTCGACGTTGACTCCAACGGTCGTTGGTCGGTTGAGAAGTTCAAGGGTCTTCTGTTCCAGATTGAGCGTGATGCTAATGCTATCGCTCAGAGAACTCGTCGTGGAAAGGGCAACATCATCATGTGCTCTGCTGACGTTGCTTCAGCACTGACCATGGCTGGTGTTCTTGATTACACCCCTGCACTCAACGCAAACCTAAACGTTGATGATACTGGCAACACCTTTGCTGGTACTCTAATGGGCAAGTTCCGCGTATACATTGACCCATATGCTGCTAACCTGACTGCAGGCAATGCTACTCCAGGCAACCAGTACTATGTTGTTGGTTATAAGGGTTCTTCACCTTATGACGCCGGACTCTTCTATTGTCCTTATGTTCCTCTCCAAATGGTTCGTGCCGTTGGTGAGAACAGCTTCCAGCCTAAGATCGGATTTAAGACCCGTTACGGAATGGTTGCAAACCCATTCGCTGAGGGTACTACCCAGGGTCTTGGTGGTCTTAACGTTAACTCTAACCGTTATTACAGAAGAGTTTCTGTTAAGAACCTTATGTGATCTATTTCACATAAATTACCCAGAGGATCCTTCGGGATCCTCTTTTTTTATCTAAATATTTAAAAAAATCATGGTAGCGGGACAACCAGACAATAGAAACTTTTTATCTCCAACAGGATTTAAATTTACATTAAGAAGAGTGCCTAAAGTCGCATTTTTTTGCAACTCAGCAAATATTCCAGAACTCACTTTAGGTACTACAACTCAACCATCATATCTAAAAGATATTGATATTCCCGGAGACAAAATTGTTTTTGGAGATCTTAACTTAAGATTTTTAGTTGACGAAAATCTTGAGAATTATATGGAAATACAAAACTGGATTCGTGGTCTAGGATATCCAGAAAGTTTACAACAAATATATGATTTCCAAAACACAGGATTTATTACCCCCAAAATTGAATCGCAAAAACAACTTGGTTTATACTCAGACGGAACTCTCCAAGTATTGACAAGTTCATCTCTTCCAAATTTTCAAATTATATTTAAAGACTTATTTCCATATTCTCTTGGAACTTTAAATTTTGATGCTACCGATACAGATATTCAATACTTTACAGCGGACGTAACTTTCAAGTATACTATTTACAATATAGTTGACCTTTCTGGAAATCCTTTATGAGTTTTGATCTTGATACCATACAAAAAATGTGGGAGCAAGATTCTAAGATTGACATTGATAATCTACATACAGAATCTTTAAATATCCCAGTTCTTCATTCAAAGTATTTTGAACTTTATAATACTATTTTTCTCTTAAGAAAAAAAGCAGAGCAGCAGAAAAGAAACATTCGACATGAAAGATACGAATATTACTCAGGAAAAGCAGATCCAGAAACATATATCGATAACCCATTCCCCAAAAAGATTCGAGATAAAGATACAATGCAAAAGTATCTTGATGCTGACGAAAAACTTTCAACTGTTTGCTTAAAGATAGATTACTACGATACGATGCTCGTTTATATCGAAAGCATCTTAAAGATGATTCAAAATAGAACCTATCAAATTAAAAACTCTATTGAGTTTATTCGTTTTCAGTCTGGGTTAGGGTAAATAAATACTCATAGCAATCATCATGCTATGAGTGAAGTACTTATTGAAAAGAAAAATGAAGTTTTTCTGAAACTTCATTGTGAACCACATATTCTCTACGAACTACAACCATATTTTACCTTTGAGGTTGAGTCTGCAAAATTTATGTCCCAGTACAGAAGTAGACACTGGGATGGAAAAATTAGGCTGCTAAGCACTCATACGGGAGAAATTTACGCGGGGTTGTTGGATAAGATCGTTGATAAACTTTCTTTGCATAATTATCAATATCAGTTTAAAGAAAATAGATTTTATGGGCAACCTTTTGAGGTAAATGAAACTATCTCATATGAAGGTGTCAAGGACTATATGGCATCTATATGCTCTCATTCTCCACGTCAATATCAAATTGAGGGAGTATATGATGCTCTAAGACACAACCGAAAACTGCTGATATCACCAACTGCCTCAGGCAAATCTCTGATGATTTATTCAATCGTGAGATATTATGTAGATAAAAGACAAAAAATTCTTTTAGTTGTTCCGACGACATCTCTAGTAGAGCAGATGTATAAGGATTTTCAGGATTATGGTTGGGATGCTGACTCATATTGTCACCGCATTTATTCAGGTAGAGAGAAAACAAATGAACATCCTGTTACGATTACAACCTGGCAATCTGTATATAAATTAGAACGCTCATTCTTCGAAGACTATAACGTAATTATAGGGGATGAGGCACATTTATTTAAAAGTAAGTCTCTAATTGAAATAATGACTAAACTCCATCACGCAAAATATCGTTTTGGATTTACAGGAACTCTTGATGGCACACAAACTCATAAATGGGTTCTAGAGGGGTTATTTGGTCCATCATATAAAGTTACTAAAACTGATGAATTGATGCGACAGGGACATCTTTCGCAGTTAGATATTCGTTGCATAGTTCTTAAACATTCTCCGCAAAAATTTGAATCCTATGAAGATGAAATCCAATATTTAATTTCCCACGAACAGAGGAATAAGTTTATTACTAATCTTTCTCTAGATATGAAAGGAAATACTTTGGTATTGTTTTCTAGAGTTGAATCGCACGGAGCAATACTCTACGACAAGATAAATAATAACAAACGAGATGATCGTAAAGTATTTTTTATTCATGGTGGAGTTGATACTGAAGAAAGAGAATTAGTTAGAGAAATTACAGAAAGGGAAAATAATGCAATTATTGTTGCTTCATATGGAACCTTTTCTACAGGAATTAACATTAAAAATCTACATAATGTAATTTTTGCATCACCTAGTAAATCAAGAATTAGAAATCTACAGTCAATTGGAAGAGTTTTAAGAAAAGGAAAAAATAAAACAAAAGCAGTTCTTTATGATATTGCTGATGATTGCACTTATAACTCTCGAAAAAATTATACTCTAAACCATCTTATAGAAAGAATTAAAATCTATAATGAAGAGAACTTTAATTATGAAATAATCACTATACAACTTAAGAAAAAATGATAGAAGATGATTTTTATGCAACTCTTAAATTAAAAACCGGTGAAGAAATCTTTGCAAAGGTAGCAGCTTCTGAGGAAGATGATAGAACAATATTAATTATAACTAACCCTATCATTGTAAATGAAATTAAGAGTAGACAAGGAATTGTTGGATATAAAATAGAACCCTGGTTAAAAACTACAACTGACGATATGTTTATTATTAATTTGAATGATGTTCTTACTATGTCCGAGTCTTCTGATATAGAAATGATTATGATGTATCAAAATTATGTTAGACAATCAAATAAAGATGATACATCAAATCATTCTAAAATTAATCGTAGAATGGGATATATTGCCAATGTTAATGATGCTAAAGAGATCTTAGAGAAACTTTTTAAAAATAGCTAAAGCTAATCTTTTGAACCTCCACAAAGGTTATTATACGGAGATTGAGGCACCTTGTCAACTATTTGATTGGATGTTATAATTCCTACATAATAATGATAAAAACTTATGATAACCACAGCAGTCATGACCAAAAGAAAGAGGTCAGAGCATTATGTTAATAACAAGGAGTTTCTTGCGGCTCTAATTAAGTATCGTGAAGATAAGGAAATTGCAGAAATTCAAGGGAAACCAAAACCTCCCATTCCTCGCTACATTGGAGAGTGTTTCCTGAAGATTGCTAATCATTTATCATTCAAACCAAATTTTGTCAATTACATGTTCAAAGAGGACATGATTTCTGATGGTATTGAGAACTGCGTTCAATACATTCATAACTTTAATCCAGAGAAGTCACAAAATCCTTTTGCTTATTTTACTCAGATTATTCACTATGCTTTCCTTCGCCGCATTCAAAGAGAAAAGCGTCAGTTAGAAATCAAGAACAAAATCCTTGAGCGTTCTGGATTTTCTGAAGTCTTTGATGACAACTCACTTGACGGATCCAATTATAGTGACTATAATTCTATTAAAGATGCAGTGCATTCCAAACTTCGGTATTGAATGAAAGTCGCTATTATAACAGACCAGCATTTCGGGTGTCGTAAAAATTCCAAACTCTTTCACGATTATTTTCTGAAATTTTACAATGATGTATTTTTCCCTACACTCGAAGAGCAAGGGATTACTACTGTTGTAGACATGGGAGATACTTTTGATAGTCGTAAGGGTATTGATTTTTCAGCACTTTCTTGGGCTAAAAATAATTATTATGACCGTCTCCAAGAGATGGGAGTAAAGGTTCATACAATTGTGGGAAATCATACTGCTTATTATAAAAATACCAATAATGTAAATGCAGTAGATTTACTTTTACGTGAGTATGATAATGTAACTGTATATTCTGAACCAACTGAAGTGATGTTGGGTCAACTACCCATACTCTTCATACCTTGGATTAATCAAGAAAATGAAGAACGCACTCTTAAACTTATTCAAAAGACAACTTGCCAGTGTGCGATGGGTCATCTTGAACTCCAAGGATTTCGAGTTAATCGACAAATCATCATGGAGCATGGTTTAGAAAGCAAGTTATTTGAGAAGTTTAAGCGTGTCTACTCGGGGCACTATCACACTCGATCGACTAACGGAACAGTCTTTTATCTGGGGAATCCATATGAGATTTACTGGACTGATGTAGGTGATAATCGTGGGTTTACTATTTTTGACACTGAGACATTAGAGCACACTTCGATTGATAATCCTTATAAGATGTTTCATAACATTTATTATGAGGATACAAATTATCAAACTTTTGATGCGCGAGAGTATGAAAACAAAATTGTAAAGGTAGTCGTTCGCAAAAAATCAGATATCAAAAAATTTGAAAAATTTATCGATAAACTTTATAATTCTAATATTGCAGAATTAAAAGTTATTGAAAATTTTGATATTCAAGAACCAGAAAATTTTGAAGCATTTGAATCAGAAGATACTGTTTCAATTTTGAATAGATATATTGAGGAGGCAGAAGTTAATCTTGATAAGTCAATAGTTCAAAAACTGTTACAAGAAGTGTATCAAGAGGCATGTGAGATGATTTAATGTTTATTCTAACAATCAATGGTAGGGAAACTGAAGGAGCATATTCCGTAGCTAACGATGAAGGAGATCAAATCCTTTATCTTTTTGAGGAAGAAGATGATGCTTCAAGATATGCTATGATGTTAGAAGAAGACGGATATCCGGAAATGCATGTGATTGAAATTGAAGATGATGTGATGATAAAAACGTGCGAACTTCATAATTATCAATACACATTAATAACTCCAGATGATATTGTAATTCCCCCAGACAACGTGACTCATGATTTTATTTAAAACTATTAAATGGAAAAATTTTCTTTCTACGGGCAATCAATATACGGAAGTTGATTTTACCAAAAATAAAACAAATCTAATTATCGGTACAAATGGGGCTGGTAAGAGTACAGTTCTTGATGCCCTAACTTTTTCATTGTTTGGGAAACCATTTCGCAAAATTAATAAACCACAACTTATTAATTCTGTTAACGATAGGGAGTGTGTTGTTGAAGTTGAATTTGATATTGGTAATATCTCTTGGAAAGTCGTAAGGGGCATCAAACCAAATATTTTTGAAGTTTATCGTGATGATTTTCTTCTAGATCAGTCTGCTGCCGCTTTAGATCAACAGAAATGGTTAGAACAAAATGTTCTTAAGATGAACTATAAGTCTTTTACTCAAATTGTTATTTTGGGTTCAAGCACTTTTGTTCCTTTTATGCAACTTCCCGCATCCCATCGTCGTGAGGTGATTGAGGATTTGTTGGATATTAAAATTTTCTCTTCTATGAATCTTGTTATTAAAGAGAAAATTCGCTCAATCAAAGAAGAAATTAAAACCTTTGAATTAAAAAAAGAGTCTCTTAATGATAAAGTTAAGATGCAGAAAGAGTTTATTGAAGAACTCGAAAATCGTGGAAAGGATAATATTAAAAATAAAGAAGAAAAAATACAACAACTTCTTAATGAAGAAAACGATTTAATTAATATAAATTCGTGTAAAAATGAGGAGGTTGATCAACTTCAAGAATATATTGAAAAATATATAGGAGCAACTGAAAAACTTCGTAAGCTTGGCAACCTTAAAGGTAAGATCTCCCAAAAAGTATCTTCTATTACTAAAGAGCATAAATTTTTTACCGAGAATAGGGTTTGCCCTACCTGCACACAGTCTATTGAAGAGACCTTCAGAATAAATAAAATTAAGGACGCTCAAAATAAAGCAAACGAGTTGCAATCTGGTTATAAAGAACTAGAAGAGGCAATTAAAGAGGAAGAGGAGCGAGAGCGTCAATTCAATGCTCTATCGAAGGAGATCTTACAACTAACGAATGGCATTTCTCAAAACAATACTAAGATCGCTGGATGTCAAAGACAAATCAGAGATCTTGAACATGAAATTCAAGTTCTTACCGAGAACCTTGCAAACCGAAATTCTGAACATGAGAAACTAGAATCCTTCAAAGACAATTTAAAAACTACATACGACGAACTCGCTTCTAGAAAAGATTCAATCAACTATTACGATTTTTCGTATAGTTTGCTTAAAGACGGCGGAGTTAAATCCAAAATCATTAAAAAGTATCTACCGCTGATAAATCAGCAAGTTAACCGTTATCTTCAAATGATGGATTTCTACATCAACTTTACACTTGATGAGGAGTTTAACGAAACCGTCCAATCACCCATTCATGAAGATTTTTCTTATGCATCTTTTAGTGAAGGTGAAAAACAAAGAATAGATTTGGCACTTCTTTTTACGTGGAGAGAAGTTGCAAGAATGAAAAATTCTGTTAATACAAATCTTATGATACTTGATGAGATTTTTGATAGTTCTTTGGATTCTACAGGGACCGAAGAGTTTCTTAAAATTATCCGTTATGTGATCAAAGATGCTAACATCTTTGTCATCTCTCACAAGACTGGACTTGAGGACAGATTTGAAAGTGTCATAAAGTTTGAGAAAGTCAAAGGATTTTCCCGTATGGTGGTCTGAACCACTCAAGAAAAATGCAAGTCCCAAACTGGAAGCATCACTCTAAGAAAGAACAGAAACGAAAACTTAAACCGCAAGCACTTCGGCAAGCAAAAGCACGACTCGCCC